CAGAGGCGATGGGTTGGGCTTCAAGTTTCATAGACTTAACCAATGTTAACGCCTCCACTTGTTTTTGTTTATACTCCGATTGCGTCCCAAAACCAGAGTTAGTAAAATTACTAATTATTCTTTTATCATGCAAGTCTTTTTTTCGTTTATTTCACTTTTTTTATATTTTTTTTCAACGGATCGGTCAAATAATTTATAAAAATCAATTAACGTTCGAATCGATTCCCTGTTTTTTATTTTATCAACACTCAACATATCATTCCAAAACCCAATCATTTTTTTTAAATCACAGTCATTAAATTCGAAAAAATTAAATTCGTTATATTTAAAAATTCTTTTTTCAAGTGTTTCGTTTTCACTAAAATCAATCCCCTCTAATTTAAAATCATCACTTGTTTTTTGAAAACACCACTTATGAAAATTCCTAACATCATTTTTATTGAAAGAACCATCATCAATATAATACCTACTAATGTAGTGTGATAATAAATCAATGAAATCTCCGTATGTTTCAAGTCTGTCAACAATCAACGTAATGTTTTCTTTAGTTTTGGTCATATATCACAACGATTTTAACATATCAATTAATTCTGGTTGTGGATGTACATCTGACTTATCTGGTCTATATGATGTATGTGACCACACACCGGGTTTGCCAGAAAGTGCGTCACCGGAAACCTCAAACACACCTCTATTATACCCCAAAGGTATGTCGTGTTTTTCACTAAAATAAATCAACAATTTTCTAACACTTTCAATTTGTTCATCAGTGTATGTTTCAAACCCATAAAACTCCCTATAACCTTCAGGGTATTTTGTTACGTTTTCAACAGGACTTATTCTTGTGTTTGCAACATATTTACCACCATCCCATTTAGCAGGATACCACTTGCCATTGTTTTCAACAAGTCCACCCCAAGCATCAATTTCAATACCGATTGATTGTGAATTAAGCAACCTATTTCTTGTTTTGTAGTCACTAAAACCCTGACTTTTGAGGAAATTCTGTCTAATCCCTAAATGATGTGCCCAATAATTACTTGAAAACAATTGAAATTTCTTTCCATTCCATTTAACAATTATTGCCGTTGCAATTCTCTGTGGATTTTCTTTCCACCAATTAATATCACCCTCAACACCCCTACCAGATACTGTATGATGTAACACAATTTGTTTTTTGGGTGTTTGTTCTCTAAAATAGAGATGGTCGGGAAAATCAACTTGTTTAATATCTTTGGGATCAAGTTTTAAGATTTCTTCCTTTTCTTCATCCTTTTTCTTTTTTGCAAAATTTTTAGTGTCCTTTAACAAACCAAAACTGTTTCGATTTAAACCAGCTTTTGCAATTTCATTAAAACCAAATAAAATATTTTCCATAATACGTTTGTTTTCTAATAAATACGATTACTCGTAAAAATAATGGGGATTTTAAAATCCCCATTACTTAAACAAATATATGAAATTTATTACAAAAAAACAATGATTTTTTTAAAAACCTCTTGTTTTTTTTACGTTATCAGTTCTAATATAACTCTTTGGATCATAATTAAATAGGTGCTTCATTTTATTAAAACCTTCATTAACTTGTTTCTTTTTGTTTTTCTCATCGCTTTCATTAAGCATTTCTGTTTTTTCAACGACAAAAACGTTTTTATCTTTATCGGCATAGAACTCATATGCTTCAAACAAATCTTTCACACCTTCATTTAATTTAACAGTGTTGGTATAAAGGTTACCCAAACCACTTAAATCCAATCTAAACCATTCTTTTTTAGGTTCGGCGGCTTCATTTACGTTTTTCAATACAAAATCAACATAATCATTATTACCATATTTATTTTTGTATCTACCAGTAACAACGGTTTCATTTATGCCCGGAGTTCTTTCACTCCAACCCGCCTTGTATTTATTATACTGATTTTTTTCATTACCAGCATCGATGGGTTGGGTATCTTTGTTATACATAGGTGCTTTAGCTCTAACATCCATTTTCTTTTGTCTTTTCTCATACATCTCATCACCCATTTGGTCTTTCATCCTTTTTTCAAATCTTTCATCTGGTTGATTATCATAAACCCAATCCTCCATTCCTAACCTATGTACGTCAACTTCACTCTGTTCACTTCTAGTATGATTTCTTTTAGGAATTTCATCACCTTTCTTGTTTGAAGAATCACCAACGTTTTTAAGTGATTCACCCTTGGTTTTTTCCACAACTTCCTTTTCGATTTTTTCACTATGCTCTTTTGGATTGGTTACTTCGGTTTGTTGGTCTTTATGTTGTAAATCCTTTTGAGCCTGAATCGCTTCTTTTGTTGCACTTTTATCCATATCTTTTTTAAAAAACTTTTCGTTTTCGCTTCCCAATCTATCTCTTAACACCAATGCACCGGGTCTTTTGTCTTCAAACATTTTCTTTAATTTTTTGTTTTGTGTAGAATACCCTTTAAGTTCTTCATTGATTGCATCGACATCAAGTTCTTTTGGATTAATACCTGCTTCTCTTAGTTTTTCCTCTGTTTCCAAATAGGTGTCGTATAATACTTGGTCATAATCCCTTTTGGTTAATTTAGCTCTGTTTTTCAAATATTTATCAAGCCAAGAAGCATCTTTTTCTTTGCCGGGATACAATAATCTATTTGCTTTTATGATGTAATCAAAACGATCTTGATTATCGTCTAAATGGTGTTCACAAACCTCTTTCTTTTCCTTTTCATCCACCTTTTCAGGCAAATCATCGTGTTTGGTTCCCGCATATTTTTTCACGTCTTTTTTAGTCATATCTTCTGCAGCCTTTCTTACTTCAGGACTAACATCAGATGGTTTGGTTTCACCTTTTTGCACGCTTCTAACAGCACCCATAAACTTTTGTTGTGCTTTAGATTTAGCTTCTTCATTCATACTGACACCACGTTCCAAACCAGCACCATGATCCCCTGTTGGTTGTGCTTTGTTTGACATTGATTGTTGTGCGGTGTCAATCATACTTTGATTTGTTTCGGTTAAACCCATTTTCTGTTCAAGTGTTTTGTAAATTCTTTCAACTTCACTGTCATCTAACCTTTCCAATGATTTACCAATGTTTGGTATATCCATATTTGATTTAACAAAAGCAATTTGTTCTGCTCTAGTTCCTAAATGATGTTCATTCATATTTTCATCTTTTTTAACATTAATTGATTTGGAATCGACATCTGTTTCTTCTTCAACAGCATCATCTCCTTCTCTAAATACTTTTTCGTCATAATCTTTAACGTGTTTTCCAACATAATTATCCAAAAAATCTCCATAAGTATCAAAAAATTCTTGTTTATCTTCTTCACTCGGAGTCTGCTCACCACCACCAGTCATTTCTTCATACTTACTAACGATATCCAACATACGGTCTTCATCACGTTCACTTTCAAATAAAAATTTAAGATAGTCTTCAAATATTTTTGGGTTTGTAAGATAATCCACACTTTCTTTGATTATTTTACCGTCTTTCCAAAACGGTTGTTTTGGTTTTTTACCAAAATCACTAGGTTTCTTATCTTTTATGTTGTCGTCTTGTGCAACTGTTTTCTTCAATACCTTACCTTGCTTCCAGAATGGTTGTTTTGAAACGTTTTCCTTATTTTCAGACACCACCTTACCTTGCTTCCAAAATGGTTGTTTTGAAACATTGGTTGATGTTTCAATATTTCTGTCTTGCTTAACACCTTTAACTTTTTCACCACCATCCCAAACGAACTTAGGATCATCATACACATTAGATTCACCACCTTTATATTCATACCTATCATTCATTGTGGGTTGTGCGTTGCTGTGTTTTACCTTTTTGCCGCTAGGCCAAACAGGTTTTTTCTCAACACCACCCTTTTCTTTGGTTGTTCTGAATTCTTTTCTTTTTTCGGGGTCGGTTTCAAAGGGTTTTTTCTTTTCTTTTCCTTCACCAACAACACTACCACCATACCAAAAAGGTCTTTTCATAGCAGGTTTTTGTTTTTTTGCAGCCCAAGCATGTGGTGTTGCGTATGTATAATCAGCACCAGCACCACTTCCAGTAGCACCCGCAGCAGCAGTTGTTGATTCATCAACTTCCTTTTCTTTTTTGGTTGTTTTTCCACCACGAAAATCCCCAGAATCCATTGTTTCTCTAATGATATTACCTTTATCATCAACCAACGATACGTTTCCATGGTCCGAAATAAACCACGTATTAGGCCAATATTGATTTTTTTCTTTCCATTGTCTTACTGCCTCCCAAGCATCATCATCATCACCACTAAATTCTCCAATAAACTTACCTGCACACGATACGCTTAATTTCCATCCATCCGATTCCACAAAACAATCTTCGTTTTCGTTGGGTTCATCCACTTCAACGTCCATATCTTCGCCAACAATTTTACTATTTGGTATTTGTTTTCCTGCTGCCGGTTCGGTTGGATTAGGACTCCAACTCTCATCAACAACATTTAAACTATAACCAACCTGATTTTCTAACTCATCTTTTAAGTCAGCATATTCTTCAGGCGTGGCAGGTCTACTTTCCCTTGCATATTCGGGATGACACGGTGAATGTTGTCCTACTTGTGAATATGCTGACTTAAATTTCCCACTTTTATCATAATTCATTTCAGGGAAATACGCAAAAACTTCGTTGTCATCAGGGTGTACTAAAAATTTTACATTAACCCTTTCGTTTTCATTAATGTTTTCGTCTGTGCGTTCTTTTTTTTCTTTTTTCTTTTCTTCTCTACGTTTTTCTATTGGCATAAGGTCTTTTTTTAGTTTTTCAATACCAGCNTTATCCCTTCTTTTTTTGNGTTTTGGCNTGATTTTTTTATATTTTTGTAAATATTTTGGACTATTGAGTACNTAATCATTGAATATGATNTTCATTATNGTTTCGTTGTAATGNTAACCATATTTTTCCCTACCATCTTCTGCCATTTCGTTGTATACTGCAGATAGTTTTGGATCGGTATGAACCAACGCTTCCATTTTATCCAAACTAAAAATTTTCTTTTTAAGTGACATTTTTTTCTCACTTAAAATTTGGTCGATTTCTTTTAACATATTTTGATTGTCCATAGCTATTCTAAAGTTTTTTTCAATGTTCTTACCCATTTCAGTAGGTTTTCTTAATGTTGGCTTCATAAATAAATTATTTTATGTCTGTTTTCCAGAACTGTCTTTTTTGCCAAATTGTTTTAAAGACTGATTCTAATGAATTTGCAATTAAATCCGTTAATTCATTTCTTGTTTGACTATTTGATTTTTTTATAAAACCCTTTACTTCTTTATCCATTTCATTAGAAACAAATCTATCAATTTCATCTTTCACAATTTTTTTAACATCGGTTTTGGTTAAATCAGCCATAACAAAATAATATATTTATCTATAAATACTGACACATAACAAAAAAACTTTTAAAATGTATTTATAATAAATCGTTTATTACTACAAGACAATTATAAAGGATATGAGAAGAAATAAAAAAGCATACAATATGCATTTAGATACCATTGGTATGGTAAAAAGGATGCGAAAGAACTCCTTAATTAATGAGGATGTTGAGCGTGAAAATAAAATCACCAAATTCGACCAAAAAAAGGAGGAAGAAAGGTTTTTAGATTTCTTCAGAAACCTTAACGTAAGTATTGATTTTGTTGATTTGGAAGTTTATGATGATTTTGTTTTTTGGGGTGGAAATGTAGATGGTGTTATACAGTTCGTATACAAAGTAACCCCCAACGAAGTAACTAGTGGTGTGGAGTTTAATTATTTAGATGATTTTGTTCCCGAAGACGAGGATAATCAAGAAATCATTGATTTAATTGAATCTTACTACGATATTTTCTACAGATATTGGCGTGATAATTTAATTCAATAAAAAAATATGTATTATGAAAAATGTGAGTTTTGATTTAAAAATAAATCTAACGACATTGATTATTATCGGTGTCATTATTTTGGCTGCAGCAGGTTATTTTGCTAATCGCCATAATTCGTTAATTAACGAACTTAATCAAGAAATTAGATTAAGAGATGCTTTAAGTGATAGTGTACGACATTATCAAAACAGAGAAGGCTTGTGGGTTGCAGAAAAATTAACCATGCAAACCACCATATCAAGACTTGAAGAAATTAGAGAGGATTTAACAGAAGAACAACAAAGATTACTTGATAGAATAAATGATTTGGATAAAAGTAAAAGGGTTATTGCTGCAGCATTAATACACGCCAACATTAGAATTGATAGTCTTCAACATGCAGGTGAAACTATTGTTGGTGATAGTACGATTACATTTAAAGACGAACAAGAGCATTTAGAATATGAAATTCTCGTGGATAATGTGGCTTTAATTGATGATGATTTAATGCCAAACCTTTACTTTCAGAAACTATACTTTCCCAACGAAACATTTGTTGAATTTCATTGGCAAATAGATGGTAGGGATGAACATCCGGTGGCCTTTTCAGTAACACACACCAATCCATTTATACAAACACATAACATTGAAAGTTATGTTATTCCTGAAGTAAGAAAAGACATTTTAGAACCAACTGGTTGGGATAGAATTGGTGTATTTTTTGACAGAAACAAATTCTATTTTGGTATTGGTGTTGGTGGTGCTGCAATGTATTTGATTACTCGTTGAGGTCAATTATTTTTTGTAATCGACCCAAATCAAATAGTGGATTGTTATCGGTAATTCCATTAATGTGATTACCCCTTATTGTTATACCATCAAACCTGATGATGTCTTTGTGGTGGTGGTGAAAGTCAACCACGTTTTTGCTTATTTTGTGTTTATTACATAAATACACACATAAATTTGCAAGACTTTCCATTTGTTTGGGTGGGTATTTTTCCCAATATTCAAACTCCATCCATTTTTTGTGTTCGACATTGGATTTATCACATTTTTCTCTTATGAAGTTATAGTAACTATCACCATACTTATATATGTATACCATATTTTCTAACAAGATAGAAATTATTTTTTTATCGGCACTCTTATTCTTTAAAAAATCTGAATAGTAATTGCTGTCAAAATGTTGATACACCTTTCCTTCTCTTGTTATGGTAAACATTGACCATTCCTTTGAAGTACCTAATTCCTTGTGCTGCAATCTTGTAATGTGATTACTGTCTTTCCTCAATGTAGAACCAATAACAATTTGACTTTTTGGAGTTTTTGTTTTGTAATGGTTTTTTGTTTTATATGTCTTCTTATCGAGATTCAAAGTCTCCATAACCCATTCCTCTTTATTTTGTTGGCCTTTTTTACAATACCAATGACTTCATCAATAATAAATGTGTCTGGTATATCAATGTCTTCTGTATTTTTAGCTGATATTCTATCGATGTCGATAATAAACTCTTCCAAATCACGCATATCAACATCACCTAATTTATCAACAATCGTCAAAGCCTCTTTAACTAATTCAGCTTTTTTTTTCTTTTGGTTTTCATTTTCCATAGCACATTAATTGTTTAAGTCATCAAACACCCTAAACGCATCATCAAATTCGTCAATCAACAACAACGCATCATTATACGATATATTAATATATCTTCTCTTACCCTCGACAACAAAAATCCCTAATTTTTCTGTGTTCACAAAAAAATCTTTAACAAATTTTTGTGGATGTCTGATGTTTGTTTTATCTTCAATTATTTCTTTGAGTGTTTGAGCACCCATAAGTTTATCTCCAATACCCAATTTACCTTCATTATACAAAAACCTAATCAATGTTTTGTATTTATCACGTAAACGGTAGATTCTTTCAAACTTATTTTTGTTTATGTTATATAGCTTATTTTCGTAATATTCCCTGAAATAAATCCCTAAAATAATAAGACTTTCGTTTATAATTACAATAATGATAAACAATACCATTGTGTAGAAATCATGTGTGATATCTTCTTGTCTTACTTGTTCATATCTAGTTTCTAGTCTATTTTTTTCTCTTATAAATTCATCTTCAATTTCATTAATGCGTTCTTGATTTCTTTCTATAACCGCAACATTATCATTAATGCTTTGCTGATACTCCCTTCTGGCAGTTAAATAATTCAGTGGTGTTTCAGCCAACCTCTCTCTTAATGTTCTGTTTACTTCCCTTAAATCCTCATTCTCTCTAATGTATGGTTGTTTTCTTTGCTTATATACAGTTCGCAAACTATCTTTTTCATCAACCATTTCAATTTGTGTTTCTTCAAAGTCATATAAGAATGTGGTTGCGAAATTTTTAGAACCAGAAATTGAAAAATAAAAACTTGTTGCTACAATACAAACAACTAACGTCATCCATCCCGCCGTTTTGGGTTTTATTGAAAAATCGTGTAGCCATATCAAATCATGAAAGAAATTTCTAATCAAATATCTTTTAACTACCTCAAATATCACCAAGAAAATGATAGTAAAACCACCAGCCAATAACGTGCTTAATGTGTCTCCACCAACATTCACCAAAAACGAACGATATAGTGCGGGATAAAGTAAAAAGAACGCAAAAAATATTGAACCAATATTACCTAAATATGATGTTCGATACAACCATTTATCCAGTGGTTTGTTTTTGCCTTCAAAATCTTTATTCTTTATTTTCTGCCTTAATTTATCATATTCATTTAAATCCATAACACAAAAAAGATTATTTAAGTTATTGTTGCATCTGAAATACCATTATTATCAATAAATACTTCAATAACATAATCTGGGTTGATTTGATGAACGTGTTCGACAATAAGAATTCTTCTCATATGTTCTTTAATTGTGTGTATGATTTCAACAAATTCTTCAACACCCCTTTTATCTAACTTGCCCATAACTTCATCCAATAAAAATATTTGTGGCCTGGATTTTATGTTGTTTTGATTTAAAGAAAATTTTAAAACAATACTTGAAAACGTTCTTTCTTTACCACTAGCACTCAAACAATCAATTACTGCATCCGGTCTTTCATCATAAACCAATTTCGGTCTTAAATCATCGGGATTTAACCAAACCTTAAATTGAGAGTTCTTCAATACGTCAGACAATATTAAATTTGTTTTTGGAATTATATTGTTTATCAAAAGCTGTCTTGGTAATCCGTCACGGTGAATACACTTCCTATATTTTTTAACTATATCGTCTTTATATTCTTGTTCTTTGAATTTTGTTATTGTTTCTTCGTTAATCGAAATAGTGTTTTGTTTTTCCTTTATTTCCAAGTTCAATTCATAAACCTTGTTCTGTAGAGTTTCTTTTTCATCCTTTATTTTTGACAATCTTTCTTTTGCCGATTCAATGATTGCTTCTGTTTTTTTATTTTCTTTAATTTGTTTCAAGCTGTTTTCGTGACTTGTTAATTTTTGCTCATACACCTCAATTTCAAGACCATAAGATTTAAGCTCTGAAGGTATTGTTTTTAAATCACCTTCAATTTCTTTTCTTTTCTCCACATCATTTTTATCATTATTGATTTCTCCAATTTCAACCAAAACCTCATCCATCTCATTGTTAATGGCCTCAATTTTTTTATCAAACTCAACCTTTTTATCTTCAAGTTCACTTATTTCTTTTTCGTATTTTTTAATCTTCGTTTTTTTGTCCTCAATTTCTTCTGCGATTTCGTATACTCTCTTGCTTAGTTTTTCTATTTCGCTTTTAAAATGTTTTTGGTTTTCCTCTGACAACTTTTCCTTACAAAACGGGCATACCTTATCTTTTTTAAGTGAAATCAAACTTTCCTTTTTTTCCTTTCCTTCTTCTTTAAGCCTAATAATTTCACCCCTTAAAACTTCAATTGAATGTTCTTTACTTGAAATTTCCTGATCAAAACCCCTAATCTCCATTTTCAAGTTAAACTCATTGTCTTTATGGTTTGCCTTTTTTTCTTCAAGCTCACTCAATCTTTCTGCATCGTAAGTTTCTTTCAAATCCTTTAAAGAATCATCCAATTTAGTTTTTTTGGCTTTTAGATTTTTAATTTCTCTCTCACATTCAATAATTTTGTTTTTTGTGTCTTCAACATCTAAATTATATATTTCGGGGTCGATGCGAAATAGTGATTTGGTTTTTTCTTCGATAAAATCTTCACCAATACCAATTTTTTTATTGATTTCTGGTATTAATTTTTCGTTGTGTTCTTTAACCACCGAGTTTAACTCATCAATTTTTTTGCGTAATTCTTCATTTTTTTCTTTGGTTGCATCAACATCACATATTATACGACCTTGTTTATTAATTTCTTTTTCGTATTTTTTCAGCGCATCCAACTTTTTATCAAAAACATCCAAACCACTTTCATACAACAACGAATCAATAAACACCGCCATATCGTTTGATAAAATTAAATTCAGCGTATCAGATGTCGTCATTACCGTTCTCATAAAATCTTCATATGTGCCAATAACAGAAAGAAGTTTCTTTTGAGTTTTTTCTTTCCTGTCCTCATCTAAAGATTCCAAAGCATTATCATCCGTCATATCTTCATCCGGGTCACTTAATAGGTAGTAGCTGAACTTGGTTGGTGTGGCAGTTATTTCACCCGACCTATTCTTTTGTATGTCAGTTCTTTTCTTAATACCATAGTATTCACCGTTGATGTCCAAAACAAGATAACCTTCACAATGTGTTGCATCATTCCTGTTATTAACATACCTCAAATCACCAAATTTCATTCTTGCTTCGGTTTCTGGTGTTTTTCCGTATAGCATATATGGTAGAAATTTGAATACCAATGTTGTTTTTCCTGCAGCATTATCTCCTTTGATTTGGAAGATACCATCCATATCACGCCAATCAATGTCAAATTTTTCGTATGACATAAAATTTCGACCACCAAACTTAACAACATCCCATTCAATGTTAGTACTTTCGGTTTCACCCACCAAATCACTAATTTCATTATCCAACTTTAGAATATCCTTTATTTGCTCTTCTTCTAAACCAATTTTTTCGAAGTAGTCTTTAAATATTTCTTGCTGTACCGATTGTTCTGTTATGTTGTTTAAGGTTTCATTATCTTGTACATCAATAACATCATCTTCAATAAATTCGTTTTTATGGGATATCTTTACATCATCATATTTAGATTTCAAATAACTTTCGACCTTTTGTTGATTTTCTTTATTGCGATATGAGGGTAGTGTTCTCCATAAAAACCTAACCCTCATATGCTTGGTTGGGTTATCTATTTCAAAATCTAAATCGTCAAAATCTGTATATGGTGAAATCAATATATTTTTATATGAATAATCATTGTGAATGGGATGTTCTTCAACCGTTTTATTTTCAATATCCCACAACAAATAACCGTGAAAGTCATCATCCCCCTCTGAAAATTTTTGAGCAATTAAACTACCAGAATATGCTTTGGTTTTTTCTTTGTTCAAATATTGTTTTTTATGGATGTCACCAAAAAATCCATAATCCCCTTTAAAGTCAGATAGTTTACGATATTGTTTACTTTTAAGTTTTAAACCATTATCGCTAATACAACTATTTATTGGATCGTGATATAAATCAATAAAGGTGTACTCACTAAATTCTTCCCTCTTTTTTAAATATTTTTTACCTTTATTAGTAAGCCAAGGATTGTTATTTTTTTCACCATGTTTCCAAATTGTCCAAATCACATTTTCGTCTGTATAAAAATCAGTTTCATCATAATATTCGATATTTGGATTTTTTAATGTTTTAACAATTGCTTTTACGGCATCGGTTCTGTTTGAATTGGTTTTCAAAAAATCGTGATTACCTTTAGTTATACGAACCGGTGCTATATCACAGAGTGAATTCAATAACGTATGTGAAATTATTAATTGATCGCCATCAAGTGTGATGTAATCATTTACCAAATCACCAACAATTACAATTCTATCAGGTTTTTCTTTTTTTAAGGATTCAATCAGTCTTTCAAAGACTTGTACATACTCTTCATTTCTTGTATTCGTTTTCCTTAAATGTATGTCTGCAATGTGAGCAATTTTCTTTATTTTCATATGTTTTAATTTTTTTTACAAAAATAACACAAAAATTCTAAAAACGCAATGGTTTTAATAAATAATAACTGTCAATTTGACAATAATATTTTTTGGCATTTGTTTTGTGTTGTGGGAGCTAAAAAATAACTTCAATAAAAAATTATAAAAAATGGGTGTAAATATGTTAAAACTAATTAGTGATTTTGATAACGCATTTTTTGACAACGGTCATTGGAATTTAACCACTTTAAGTGATTATGAATTAATTGAAAACGATAACGAGTACATATTTAATATATATGTACCAGGAATAAAGAAAGAAGATATTGGTTTAGATTTAAAAAACAATGTGTTAACAGTTAAAGCCGTAAGAAAATATGATGAAAAAACAAAACGTATGATTAACAACATTAAATACGGTGAATTTGAAACCATATACACCTTACCTGATGATGCTGGTGAAAATGTTGATGCTTCTCTACAAGAAGGTGTTCTAACAATTAAAATTAACAAACAATCGAAAAGAAAACAAATCGAAATCAGGTAAAACAAAAACCCCCATATAATTGGGGGTTTTTTTCATGTTGATATCTCAACATTATTTTTTATTTTTGTTTTTAAATAGTTTACTCTATTGGATGCTGTTGTACTTGTGATGTTATAGTACTTTCCGATTTCATTATAAGTGTAACCCATAACATATTTCATGTTTAGCAAATCAAAATCCTCCATTCCCACAAAATCAGATATTGTGCTAACATATCTTTTGTTATCAATTAATTCATCACTTGTTATTGTGGTTTGAAATTCTGTGATGTCATTTATGTCAATTGTGGTGTATTTAACTCCACCACTATGCCTAAAGACATCACACATATGATTTTTAGCAATACTTAAAACCCAAGATTTAAATTTAGAACTACCACTATCTTTTGTGTTGTAGGTTTTTAATCCCGTAAACACTTTTAAAATTATTTCAGAAACATAATCTTCGTAGTATCGTACACCACTCCAATTATTTTTCAGGTATAAACCAACGACCCCATCACACCAATGATACAATTCTTTTTCTGCATCATTATCACCATCCAAAACCAAACCAATTATCTTTTCATAATCCCAATCTTTTTGTTTTATATTCATATGGATTGTGTAGTCTTATTCTAAAGTAATCGTCAATTGAAACATCTCTAACGTTATACAGATATTCAACGACCTTTTCTTTCCCATATTTCTTCCTAATTTCATCCAAATCCAAATTTTCTTTTTGTGGGAGTTCCATCAATTTAACCCTGTCTTCATAACCAATATATGCGGTCTGTAACAAATAAAACGTTTTCAACATATCTTCAAACGCATCGGGGTCAAACAAAACCACGACATTAGGTTTGTTTTGTTTTAACTTTGTATATAATGCTTCCGGGATTTCCTTTCCTAATATTGGAGTGGTGTTAACCGGAAAACTAAACATTTCAAAAACCCCTTCAACAATGTATATTGTGCCGTCCCAATTTAAATAACCGTCATTAAAAATTATGTTTTTATTTGAATCCTTTGGATTGTCATATGGTTTTCTTTTTTTACCTTTACCGTAATTTCTGGCAACAAAATAATTAACCTCACCATCGGCATCGAATGATGGAATGATTATTTTTTTTGCGTATTTACCTGTCAAGCAAAAACCAAGTCTAAATTTTAAAATGATGTCCCTACTAATTTGCCTTTCATTAACCAAATAGTTATATGCTTCAAAATGTTCGGGGTCATCCAAATCTGCTTGTGAAAAATATACCATCTCATTTGGAAGGGTGACTGGCACATAGTCCTTTTCTTTATTATCCCAATCAACAGAACCCAAAATTGATGCATAGGATTTATACATTTCATAGTCAACGTTGTTGCCATAAATCCTTATTAATCGACCTAGTTTGCCACTAAATCTGGGGTCTTCACACTTCCAACACCTAAATATCCTTTTTTGAGTGTTTATTTCCAAATTATACTTGCCATCTGGATATGACAAACCATCCCTTTCTTGACAACGAGGACAGTTTACTTGCAACTGTTCACTTTGGTTAATGCCGTTGACATCACCACCAAAAACGTTTTCAATAATGGAATGGAATTCAACACCGCTAATACCATCAATCATACACTCAAAATTAAAATATTATTAATCAATTCGATAGTGTTCAAGGAATGGAAAAAACTTAGTCATTCTCTGTATGAATGATGGTGGATCGATTATAAAGTTTTTGCCCCATCTTTTATGGTTTAGTTGTAGTTCACCAAACAATTCAATAACCTTCCTTTCAACTTCACCGGTATTACCCGATGCTTTGTTGGGTTGTTTTTCGTATTGCTCGATTTTTTTCTTCAACTCCATATTTTCACCAACCAATTTTTCCAATTCACCCGACAACCATTCCATTGATTTCTTTTCTTCGGTTGTAACGGCTTTTTCTTCACTGGTTTGTTCGTTCTCTTCTTTTTTTGACCTCAAATCTTTAGGGATTAAATCAAAATCGGCCACCAACCCATCAACCTTTTCTTTCACTCTCTCATCAAAAGATAATGGTTCTTCTTTTTTTGTTTGAGTGGTTGTTTTTTTTGTTGTTTCGGTAGTTTTCTTTTTAGGTGGTCTACCTCTTTTTCTTTTTGTTGTTGTTTCACCGCCTTTAGTTAGGCTAGCAAGATTTTTCTTTGCCATATCATTAAATTTATGTTGTGATTATTTTTTAATCATTATTATTTTTTAGGTTTGTATTTAAATGAGCGATTAAACCCGTCTCATCGTTCCAAATAAAGCCATCAGCGGCCTTAATCTGACCCACATAACCCTTTTTATGGTGCCATTCTTCCGTACCCGTCAAACTCGATAAATACCTTACAGTAACACCCAAATCTTCATTCAAATCTGTTGATTTTATGTCAACTGTACTGTATTTAACAGTTTTTTTTCTATGACGATGTGCTAAATGCCATTCGTGATATACGGTTTCACTCCATAACGGCTTGGATTCCCTATCTTTTGCCATAAGTAATGGAAGTGATGATTCTTTTTCTTCGGTTCCATGTGTAAAACCAAGTAAAACCTTACCAAATCTATAATATTTTCTCGGTGATGCACCATTATTAATAATTACTTGTTCATCACTATTAAACCAAGCCTCTAGATACGAACCCATATAGTAACTGCGCTCAAAATCGTGATTTCCAGGAATTACCAACACATCAACTGGAACACCCGATTGTTTTAACAAATTAATTGCATCAACCAAAAGTGTTACGCCAACACTAAATGTTTTTTGCCAACGCAAATCTTCGTCTTGTGGAGTTCCTTTTGTTGTAGTATTTAAAATAGTATCACTATTAAAGAAATCATTACCCACTGGAAATAAAATTCTTCCATATTCAAACCCTCTCGCTCTTTTTAGTAAGGTTTGGATTGCATCAACAAATCTAGCTCTGGCTATTTTGGTGTCATAGTTTTCTCCTGTTTCACCTGACCAAGCCAATTTACCGATATGTAAATCAAATATGGAAATTTCTAAAAGATTATTTTCTGTGGGATTGTATGTAAGGTAAGATTCTACATCGATTGTTGGTGGGACATAATTCTTAACGTTTTCTTTGAACGTTTCTTCAAGTAATTTGGCTTTTATTTCGTCAACTTTCCTTTCAAGTCTTGCTTTTACTTGAAAATTTTGTCTTGTTTCTGGTTTTCCAGTTTTCCAAGAAGTAACATCCCATTTATTAACAACATAGTCCTTCACAGACCACACATCCAAATCAACATCACACGCTTTAAGCAATCCATCCAATGTTTTTATGTGACCAATATGACCACGCCATTCAAAATCGGCAACACCCTCCCCTTTATCTGTAAATATGGATTGATTTTCTGATGATTTGGGAAGGTCTGTAGGTGCATCTTCTGGTTCAACCTCATCGGGTTTGTTGAAAAGACTTCCCGCTAAATATCTTTGATATGCATTATTAAATTTTGCAAACAAATTTTCATCTAGCGTGCCATTTTCATATCTTTCATAAACATCTGCTTTTACGTTTTTTACATATGTATTAGCAAATCCGTGTTTTGTGGATGCTTCTCTAACGGATATTTGATTTTTTATGGCATATTCAATAATTTCGATTGCCTTGTCAATTCTTTCTTTTGTCATAGAACATTTTTATAATAAAGTAATTTTTATAACGTCCCACAAAAATAATAAAACCCAAGCAAAAATGCAAGGGTTTTTTAAAATTTTGCGTTTTTGCTATTTATAAATACCCATTTTTTTCAAACCAGCAACGCCAACACAATAACTATCACTCATATCAAAAGAAAGGTCTGATACTTCACCGTTTCTTTTATACAACCATTCAATTTCAGGGTGTTCTTTTGAAACTTTTTCCCAAATATACATTTTTTTATTGTTTCTATATTCTTTGGGGAAAGATAACCTTTCTTCTATTTCACCCTTTACTTTTTTTGTTTTAACTAATTCGGGGCAATATAATTTTCTGGCTTCGTGAACTGATATGACCATTGGTTTTACTTTAAAAATGTTGTATAGGATGTATCTACACATACCATTAAAACCGTGTAACAAAGCAACGGTGTTTGCGTTATTACTTCCACCAAGTGGTTTTTCAACAATAACAGCAACTATTTCACCATCAAAATCTTCTCTTACTTTATCCCGATAGTTTATCGCATATTCTTTAAATATGTCGGCTTTATGTATGTCTCTATGCTCTACCGAAACACTCCTATCAGTTACCAATTTTAGGTGTTTTAATTCTACCAATTCAGCATCATAAGTCCATAAAGTACTTCCAATATTAGTGGTACTTATGTCTAATGACCAAATATATTTTCCCATAGATTAAACTTTTTCGATTTGTTTTGATTCCTTCATTTCATCAACCATTGTTTGAATTTTTCTGGGTTGACTTAAATACAATCCAATTAAATCTTCAATAACTGCACCGATTTTCAAATTCTTACCTTTACACATTACTTTAAAATCATAGTGTAAATCACCATTTATGATTATTGATTTTGGTTTCATTTTATTATAATTTTTTACATTCTTTTATTATTTTTTATATAAATACTGAAAAAAAGTTTTTTATTAAAATTTAATAAAAAAATGTAAAATTTTATTGAAATCCTTAAAAATCAATACCAAAGATGATTGTTCTGGATATTCCAGAATTTTTTCTGATTGGATTATTTAGTTTGCCGACAGCTAACAAATTATTGTCGTCATCAAACAAACCAATTTCGGAAACAAAAACATCGAAACCCTCATCCCATGTTTTGTTTGTTGAAGTGTTAAACTCATTAATAGGAAGTGTTATTGGGAGGTCCATTGTGTGTGCAATAGCTTCAACTTCCGCATCCACATTTCCAAAGAAGAATTGTTCGCCGCCAAACGACAACATATCTGTTTCTCCTTGTCCGGGATAGTTTAAATACTCTAAATCGTAAAACGGCAATGAATTATATTGTGTGAATGGAAATTTAAAAACACTTGTGCCCATTGCTTCTACAGTAATGGTATCACCTGTGGTGTGGTCTTCTATTTGGTCGGTTACTTCGAAAATTCTCCATTTATCAGATTCGGGGTCGTTTAACCTATATCCACCAATATTTGCTGTATCACTAATTATTGGTTCGTTTTCTACTATTTGTAGTAATAAAAATACTTCATTTGCTGTAAAGCCAGTGCCACCACTAACACTTAAAAACTTAAACACATCGACATTATTAAAATACAATATTAACTCATCAAAACCAATTTCATCCAAATCAACACGATTAATGTAATTACAGTGAATTGAATCTGTATAACCATATCCACTATCATATGAATCTTTAGATTTTAATAAATATGTTGCGTATAAACTAAATTTCTTCATAATAAACTAATTAAACGTTAACTGCTTTTCTTATTTCAACATCAAAATCTTGATCTTGACCAAATGTTGCTGATGGTGGATTGGCAATTAATCTCCAACCAGTAATACCATCAATCCTAGCTGCTGCAGATTCTGCAAATGGAAACGTTGGTGGCGTATCCTCAACAACAGTAAAGCTATCTACCCTAAATGTATAGTTTATTCCTGCAGGGAATGTGTGATTTCTATCTCGTGTTGGTGTTGAAGTCGATAAATTAAATGTGTCCGATGCAACTACGACATCACTTTCATCTCTAACACTATATGAGACTCTATATGCTTCACCACTACTTAAATCAGCAGTAATACCATCAAATTTAAGGTTGGTTGTTATGTTTTGTTCATTTAATGTAACATCAATCGTTCTATCTTCATCAAGCAAGAACGGAATGGCACTAACATCCAAATAGCCTACTTTACTTATTGAATAGCTATATGTACCACCAACCAAATCTTCAAACACAACAACCCCATTTTCATCGGTTTCTTTTTCAAGACCATTTAATACAACCTTTGCATTTTCAATTGGTTCTTCACTTTCGTCTTTAACATTAAACGTTACTTTGTATTGTGCTTCTTGAAGCGTTACATTAACAAATTTATCAGAATTAACACTTATTGATGCCGTCACACTACCATACCCATCTTTAGTTACGGTGTATTGTTTTGCACTTGCAGCCTCAACATCTTCAAATACCACAAGTCCGTCACTGCCTGTTTGTTTTGTTTTGCCATCAAACTGCACTTCCGCATTATTTAATGGATTATTACTTTCGTCTCTAACTCTAAATGTAACGGTATGTGTGACTTCTTCGGGATCGGGTACTTCAATTTCAACATTAAAGTCGTCACACGGATCCTCAACCTCAATATATATTTCTCTTGTTTCAGTACATTCGGGCACACCTAAATCAGTTAACGAAACAATATATGTACCGGTTTCATTAACGCTTATTATTTTAGTTGGCTCATCCATAACACCAAAGAAAATGAACTCGGTTTCACCACTCAACCTTACGCTTGCTATGATTTCACCTTCACTAACATTACCAATGTTTCCTGTTATGCCAGATATTTTTATTGATTTTGCCATATTTTAATCCATTATTTTTTTATTGTCTTGCTGCTGAATCATCATTTGCACCCGGAATAAATATTGCGTCACTAAAATGCAAACAACCCCTTCCATCAAAAATCCTTAAATAATATGTTCTTTCTGTTTGAAGACCAGAAAATGTTCTTTCTTGACCAATGACTTCATTGCCATGCATTTTTGTATCAACAATGGTATACGGTGATGTTCCCGGCGCAATAAAACCAGGCATTCTGTATAATACCGCAATGAAGGGTGTCTCACCATCACTTATTGTATATTTTATTTCAGCCATTTTGTTTTTATGTTTTTATTCTTAAATTATTCTAATTCGGCTTCGTCTCTACCACCCAATGTTTCAATATCCACTGTAACATTTGAAGTGGTGGTTACATTCATTGCTTGTGTTGGAATAGTACCGCCTTGATACACTCTACATCCTTGAATTGGTTGTATAATGCAATCCCTAACAAACTCAACTTCATCAGCAGATGTTAATGGGTTTGGTGACACACCCATTTCGGTTCTCACATATTCAAATCTGTATTCTTCGTTATCTGCTAACGCATCCAACTCAATGTTAATTGTTTGTTCATCACTAAGTACGTTATCCGTTAATGTTCTGTTAATATCTCCACCCGCAACAACAGAACCAACAGAACCATCAACAACCTTTCTAACTCTCCAAACACCTCTATAACTTCTCAAATACATATCATCGTCTCTATATCCATCAGTAATGCTCGCTTTCAATTTAAATGTAATTGATATTGGTGTAGAAACAAATACATCGAAATCTTCACACGGATCGACTTCAACAACACCAACTTCAAAATCAAGTTGACATTCAGGACAATCATAAATACCTGCATTAACGGCAATTTTTGGTTTTGGAAGTGTCCAAGACCTATTTGATTTGTAAGACATCGCAAATAACAATTCCTGGTCTTCAATAACAAATAATTTAAGGTCGTTAAATATTTTACCCACAACAAATCCGTCTTTATCTGCTAAATCAAAATATCTCGTACCTAAAGAAGTATCTGAATTAGTTAATATTTTTTGATTTCCACGAGCACTTAAAGTAACACCCATTTCTGTTGTTTGCTTATTGTGCCACATAATTGTTGGTATGTGTAGGGTTGGTGTGTCAATATGAAACCTTTCCGCATAAACATTAGATGGTGATTGATTGGTATAGTGAATCACCCCCAATTTCATTATTTCGGGTTCTTGATTTTGTATGTAAGAAACAAATCCACCCAAAACATTTGAATCATAATCCCAATATTGCATTTCATCAGATTTAACACCTGCAATATTCTCTGTAAATAAAATCGACATTCTCCAAAAAGGAAATTTTATTGTCGGACATTGAAAATTTTCAATAAAACTCAATACCGCTTCACTGACATAATCAACCGAAAATTCTTCATCAATACCTGCAATCACATCAGAACTAAAAATAACTGCGCCAGCAAACGTTCCTGCTCCACCACCATTAAAATCAGGAAGTTCCCTATCAACTTCAACAACCAAATTATCTGCATTTAAAGTTCCCGATACAATATCTTGGATTTTATAAAACAAAATCGGCATTGGCTTGCTTAAATCAATTTCATAACCGGTGGTATCAACACTTTCAACATTTGTCCACCTAACCATTATTATGTCATTAACAGATGGTTCATCAATAAATGCTTGGTATGTTGGTGCTTTTTTTAACTGTAAGGTCTTACCACCACTAACATCACTTAACTCAACCATAGCATCTGGTTGTTTCACATACTCACTTGATGCTCTTAATGTTGCGGTGTTCTCTGATTCATCAATATCAAAAAACCCAACACCTTTAATTGTATTTTTTATTGGTGTTTGTATTGTTGGTATTGCATCAATATCATTAAAAACATCACCACCCAAAAACCTTGGCAATCCCGAAATAAGATTTGGATTACTGTCTTTAGGTCTTAACACACTCATTTGAGTTGCATCAATATCGGTTTTTTCGAGAAATTTATAATCAATTTCACTATCACCAACCATAAATTTAGTGAAGTTTAATCTACCTTTCGATAACAACTCCCTTCCTTTATCAGTTAATTTTATATTAACAACTACCGGGTCTCTTTTTTGTATGAATGCCATTAATTATTTCTTTTTTTATAAATACTTTATTTGGAATTTATCTATCGTGTAAATTCAGCAGTATCCAATAATAATTCTCTTTGGTTTGGTAAACCAACATGTAGTTTTAAAAATTCATAAACCCTGTTTTCATATTGTGAATCGGTTAAACTCGATAAACCATCACGTGTTAGTGTTGGGAATGGTTCTAGATTTTCATCAGCGGGTTGAAAACCATCCAATAAATTGAATTCTTCTGTAATAGTTTTTGTTTCGACCCCCAAAGTAAGGGTTCGTTTTCTCCTTAATATGTATCTTCTTCTTCTCATTATATTGCCTCACCAATTGTTATTACACTTACACTGTCATCTGTCCATTCAAATTCATCCACTGGTTGTTTTTTTACATACAACGCACCATCATCACCATTATATTTTAAACTCAAATCTAAATTAACACCTCGTCTATGCATAAATTTTTGTTGTGTAAACACCGTATTCCTAACAACCAACCCCGATCTTTTTGTTATTATTGTTGCTGGTAATAATTGGTCAACAAATCTTTGGAAAAACGTATTATATTTTTTTAAGAACGAATATAAGTCATTAAAATTATATGCATTCGATAGAAGTGGATTTGTTTCTTCTAATCTACCCCTTCTTAGGTACGTCATATAAATACTTAAAAGTGTTGGATACCAACCACCTTTATGATCAGTTATTGTTTTTCTATTTGCAGCATTAATGGTTTTTTCGTGCAATAGTTCGATAAACTCTAAAAACGATAAATCACTAATATCTCCCAATCCAAACTCATCATCCAACATTGGTTCAAAGAAATCTTCATCGGCAATCAAATAATATGAACTAACCACACTACCGAGTTTAATTGTTCTTGGCAGCCTAATCTCTCTTAGATTGTTTGGGTTTACTGTGTAATCGGTTGTCGGCTCTAACATCACACCATCAACCAATACCTTTATGTCTGAAGTGTTTTGAATTCTATGTGGAAGACGATAAACAAATCTGTTTGCAACACTACTAAAAAATACCCTTCCACCTGTAAAACTATCGACTCTGACAATATCGTTTCTCATTCTCAAACTAGTATTACCCGATAAAGTCATAAATGCGACCTTTACATATGATGACGTTTCATCTAAATATGAAAGTATTTTATTGTTTTGTATGAATATTTTTTTACCATCAACAACATAATCGGCATTAAATTGTGACGTTCCCTTTGTTAAGGCAACACCATCAACAGTTAATTGTATGTCGCCCTGTGGTTCAAAAGGTAGTTCGATTTCGGTATCAAATAGTTTTGGGTCAATTTTAGTTACAATATATTCAATGGTCACACCCGAAATCGGATTTGTTTCTGAAAAATAGGTTACTTGAACAACATCTCTATGTGTGTCACTTTGTGTGGCAACATTGTTGTTGGTAAACGAAAATGTTTTATTCACCTCATCAACAATATAATCGGTGTCACCACTAACAACCACATCATCACCATCAAACGATTTTTCACCATTCAATAAAATACCATTAAGTCTTACTTCAATATCTCCGGCATCTGGTTCATAATTTGCTGGTAAATCAAAAGTACCTTGTTCATTTGATGTCAAACCCGCAGATATATTAACGAAAATATTACCCAATGTAAAGCCTGTTGAACTTAATGGAAAATCCACATCCCTAATATATCTAAATACATCGTATTCAATGCCTCTCGATGAATCCAATGCCACATCAATCATTTTGGTGTTTAACACCAACTTACTATCGCCTTGATAATATTGTGGTGTTGTTGTGTGTCTTCTTGTTATAGCACCTTCCTCAACCCAAGACTTTTTATTATCAACTCTTTGGCGTAAAGTAAATCCCGCATCTCTAAACACATTCATATATGTTTCACCATAATCTGTGTTACCGGAAACCTGAAAATAGAAATCATTATTTTCTAATGGTGCTACAGGAAAACCTTCTTCATCGTATGGAAGGGATTCTGTTGGAAAATCACGCAATGACAATTCCACCCTGTTTGGATTAATTTTACCTTCAACAGTATATATATATTCAGTTATATCAATAAATGGTTCGGGAATACCAATTAATAAAAACATTGATTTTATTGCATGTCTTGTTCCCTTTGTTTTCCAATAATAATTGGTATTTAATAAAATTCTTCTCCATAATTCAATATCAATTTCTGCGGGAAAAAAATCGTCATTTAAATTTCTTTCTTTATCATCAACATTGAAAAATGATTGTAACAACTCTTTTTCGTCTAACAACGAAAAATGTTCCCATCCAAGGGTTCTTGATAGATTACCCAATAACTGATCAGGAATATTGTTTTTCTTATCATATGAAATTCTATTGATGTGTACTAACCCATCAATAAAACGTTTCATTTCATCGTATTCGTGACCATATACCCTCAATAATTTGCTGATTTTCTCATCATCAGTCAAATCATATTTTTTTAATGATGTTGGTGTCAATAACCTCACCATTAAATCGGTTTTTAAATTATCATATTTGTTTGCAATATTTAAAATCGCCCTAACCACCTTTTTTTGTTCCGATGTATTAACATCCAAATTATAACCATCTGATGTTCTCCACATCAACTTTCTTGTGGAATAGCGAATACTTCCATCATCCAACAAACTAGGCTCTTTTAAAGCAAACTCAAAACCATCTTCATTTCTTTCCGATAAAATATATTTTTGATATTCAGTTAATTTTTGTCTAAACGATTCAAACACATCGTTATTGGGTTTGATGTGAAAATCAATAACGCCATCATCCAATGGAGTAATAACATCCCTAAACGGATTACCGCTAACTTTTACGGTGATAAATGCGTTTGTAGCACTATCACCAGTAAACCCTATAACCGGAAATGTTTTGTCTAATTCCTTTGAAAACACAACATACTTCTGAAATGAAAGGTTTATGTTGTTTAATTTTTTATCATCGGGTTTTTCCTTGTTTCCTTTATCAAAAACCAACTCAAACGGATTTTCAATAAAAACTGTTTGAACCTTAAACTTTGATTCGTTGTTAAGTGAATTATGTTGATAATCAAAAAATGTGGTGTTTCCCACCCTGCTTTTCTTTGAATTTATGAATAAACTTCCTGGATATTCTTCAATAATACCTTCAATTGTGGTAATCATAAAATCATACGCAGAACCAAACCTAATAAATGATTGCAAGTCAGATTTATCGACATTTAAAATAGGGGTTGTAATGTTTTTTGAAAACTGTATTAAATCTGCTTTATCAACATTAAAATCTTCCAATTTTATTGGCCGACTAAAACTACTTAATCTTTTGCTGTAGTCAATAACTTCAACGGGGTCAAAATTTGCCGTAACTTTAAACCTACCTAATGAAAATATGGTTTCAGACGTAACACTATTAAAGTCTTCGCCTATTAAATTTTTATTTAAATCATTTCCTACAACTCTTACTCTACTCACAATTAAATGGTTTTACATTTTATGTTATATATCGGTTATGTCATCAAAATCTTGATTAACATCAATATTGTCTCTGATTTCTTTAACCTCAAACAACGGAACATCACCAACCTGATCTTTAATCTGGTAAAGATTATATTGTTTCATAATCTCCCTGTTTTCATCATAATATGTTAATATACCGTTATTCACATCCTTAATTTGTTCACCCATCAATAGGTTTGTTAATGATTGAACGGTGTTTTCAACCAAATCAACCTCAATTACAACAGGAGTAAAAAACGTGTTTGAAATCTTAATCACATCACCGGGATTGCCAATAAACGGCCTTTGATTGGGTTTTACGTTTGGTGTGGTGCTAGGTGTTAGTTGTAAAAACATTAGTGTTCCGGTTTCATCAAATCTATATCGGGTCGAACTCTGATTTGTATTGCCAACATTTTCATTTACAGGAACAACCCTGTTTGAAGTCACGACATATCTTGAAAGATTTCTTATTTTATCACCTTCTTCATCAATATATTCGATCCTATAACCTTGTATTGCATTATTCACACCCAACCTTTCAGGTAAATCATTTCTGTTCACTACAATGCCCTTAATGGTTGGAAGTGATGACAATACATTACAATCAGCAATTTCCAAAATATGTGTTCTGGGTTTAATGAATATTGTATAAATTCCGATTTCATTAAAAATCGTTGCTGGCAATCTTAAATTATAAAGACCTTCCAATAAATTTTCCTGTCCGTCTTGAAATAACTCATCATCTTCACCTAACGTCAATTCTGTTAAAACATCAGTCGGATCCAATCTAAATATTTCATTATTTTCGGTTTCTCTGTTTGGGGTGAAGTTATAGAAAATATCTATATCTTCAAACGATACGTCTGACGCCCTAACAGTCCCATATACACCTATTGCCATATCTTAACTATTTTGTATTACATTAAAATAATTACTACCCGCAAATGTTGTGATTTCAGATAAATTATCTATGTTTTCCAATAAAAAAATATCATTAAATGCGGATGTTTCTTGTCTTGTGATAAATACATCATCACTCACTTTTGGTTTTCCAATAATTGGTCCCATGTTGTGTTTTTTAACCAAATTACCGTCCGTAACATCCATTGGATGTGGTGTGAATTCAAATGTAGTTCTTATTCCATTTTTTTTGTATATATCACGGTATTTTATTCCATCGATATAATAAACAACAACATTATTTTCACTACTGCTATTATAATCAACACCATTTGAAGTAAAACTACCACCACCAATATATTTTTGTGCAAATACATTAGTGACTTTATATCGTTTTAACTCACTTAATCTTGAAGTTGATTCGCCTGTTATTATATGTTGCATATTATTCTTTACTTTTCTGAAATAAATGTTATTGAAAAACTTCTTGGAAATGTGTGTTGATTCAGTATAGAAACAACTCCTGCATCATTAACTTGAATTCTTCCCAATAATAACCTATCTTCCCTTAATCTCACATTAAATTGTGAAGCAAAACCTTCACTAAAAAAAGTTCTGTGCTCAATCAAATGTTTTGGTCGAGCACCAACTGGTAGTGGTGTTTGACTTGATTGAAATGTTTCTGGTTCAATACTCACACTAACCGTTACATAATTTTTATTATTGGGTAATGGGAATATAACATAATCTATTGTGTTACTACCCACAACACCCAAACTGCCCGAAACAAGTCCAACTGTCTTTAAAAAATTTTCATCAAGTCTCGCTTTCTCAGAAAATTCTTTTTTATCATTTTGTACTTCAATCCAATGCAAATCGCTTGGCTTTGTCCAAGTGGTTAATTCTTTAATTAATTTTGAAATGCCCATTTTATTAATTTTTAGTTCCCGTTATTCTTAAGTCAGAATCGTCTTTAGAATATTTTCTAAGACCACCACTTTCTTTATTATATGCTCTATAAAAAATTTCGTCAATATCAAACGAACCCCAATCATATGATTTTCCCGTCAACAATATCTTTATGTTGTACACGGCATCCAAATCGGGTGTGATGTTATAATCACCACCCTTTTTTTGAATTTTCATTTTTCGTTTGATCGTTTTTTTTATTTTTTCCATTATTGATTACGTTTTTTCAAAAACACCCTAATATCTCTTTCTGGGAATTTTATCTCAAACATCGAATCTTTGGTTGAATATAATGTGTTGTCAATCAACCTTATTCTACCACTTTCTTGACTTAATAATTCTTGTGACGTTACATTGTTTGAATACTGACCACCAAATTTATTAAATGCTTTTATGTCGAGTATGTTAATAACACCGTTCACTTCAAGGATTTTTCTTTCCAAACGTCCCAAATAAACATCGACATTCATTTCATTATTCAATACATCAAAATAATCAGAAACAACTTCAATCACATCTGTTGAAATTTGTGTGTTCGAAAGGTCATCGACAAAAAGTTCGATATCAAATGCGAGATTAAATATTTTACCATCTCTTATCTCAACATAATCATTAACCATTCTAAATTCTGTCAAATACTCTGCAATGTTTTCTTTCAACAACGTATTTGATGCATTTATTAGTTTTCCATCCGTACCCAATCCAAGTATAGAAATTACCACCTTATTGTTTTTTCTAAATGCATTGGCTTTAAACGGTGAACCATATCTTCCCGGCATCTTAAAAACTTGAACAAAATAATCATTAAGTGTAACATCTCTGTTTTGAGAAGAAAAATTATATTTCACTAAATGTCTGATTTGTTCAACAGACAACCCGTCATTACCACCAATTGCGGGAATTGGGTTTTCAACTGTTAAACTTCTTTCAACAGAACGATTTATTTCTTGTCTTGAACCCATAACATTTAATGTGTATGTACCCATTGTATTAATGCTTCCAGCACCAACGTTTGAATTACTACCACCACCAACTCGATATCTAATGAAAAGTGTGTGATTTGCACTTAATTTCTCACCCAACGCCGTGTTTTTTAAAAAGTTTTCAAGGAAAAAACGATTACTTACACCTTCTTTTAAAAATCCTTCTCTAAAGAAATCCAAATCCGGGTCACCGGAACCAAAAGTGATTTTACAATAACCAGTTGGTGTATACTCCTTTATAAATTTTCTGTTTATATACTCCCACTTTCCCAATCTCAATCCTTCTGACGGAGGAATATCTTCATTTCTTTTTACATCATCAATAAAAACTCTTTGTTGTGCCAAATACTCTACTTCATAAAAACGATTTTCGTCTTTCGTAAACTCTGCAGAATCAATTGTTGAACCATAGCTTGTACCTTCAAGCAAAATAATACTATCGATTTCCATAACATCGGGGTCAGGCAGTGTTATACTGAAGAACGGTCTGACGTCTGTGCTTGCAATTATTCTTTTATGCACTTTTGTCGAACCATTGACAACAACCTCTCTTTTTGTTATGTCATAAGACTGTAAAATACCATTGGCATCCAAATTTGGTATAATTGACCTGTTGGGATCCCCCAACGAACTTGTTGGTGAATTCCAATCAATTGCATCTAATGTTTCAAATGATTTTCCACCACCAACCACTGAAGCCCCCGGTCTTAAAACAGGAAAATATGATTCGTCTGGTGAATCACCCCTTACCGGTATGGTTACAGTAAAATCAACAACTGAAACAGATGGTCTTCGTGGCGGTACATTAAAACCAAGATTTTTTGCAATATTTACAATTGAAGACCTTTTTTGTGCATATTCCAATTGTGTTTCTTGAAACACTCTATCGGTATTCATTGATAAATTATTACCAACCCCCGCATTGAGTTCAATCAATAATGAACCAATGCTTGAATCCGTAAAGTCTTTTAATACTTCGGGATATGATTTTCTAATCATTTCAATCAAATCTTCCCTTATTTCTCCAAATGTTCTACTATTGTATCTTACAATATTTGTTGTTCTGTCTGTTGCCATATTTTACTTGTTAAAAATCTAAATCAAGCACGCCTTCTTCAGAAAATGCGTCTTCTTGATATGTAAATCTTATTCTTACGTTTAATCGGTTACCACCACCGACTTCAACTTCTTGGTCGTTATCAAAATAATTAAATTCCACCCTAGAAACCGTTAAATTTGGAATGTATAAAGACACTGTTCGTTTTATTTCAGCCTCAACATCCGCACTCGTTAAACTGTCGTTGGGTTCAAAAATATACTTCAATAAATTTGTTCCAAAATCTGGATGGTAATACCTCTCACCTTTTTCGGTTAGAAGTAAAAACAATAAATTTGACGACAACGCATCTTTAGTGCTCATATTCATCTTTAAAAATGAATTGGTTACGGTATCGTCTTTGAGTGGAAATTTTATATTAATCGACCTCATATACGGTTTTTTTATAAATACTACAAACAAAAAAACCCCAATACACAATATTGAGGTTTTCTGAAAGAATGGATATTATTGAACAAACTACTAACTATCCTTTTTAGCTTCCTTTTTTTGTTGTTTTTCCTCTTCTTCTCTTTGTTGTTTTTCATCAAACAAACTCTTAACACTTTCTTTAAATCTGATGACCTGATCATCACCATACTTTGCCAACACACCACTATGTGTTTTAATGTCTTCGGTTTCTAACGAAACCTTATCGTTTTCATTAACCGAAACCCCCGTAAGACACTCATCCAAAGCAATAATTTTCTGGTCCATAGGTAGTTGGTCGAAAATTTCTTCATTGATGATGATTAAAAAATTAACTCCCGAAATCACTTCAACTGGATCGCTTAATTTACTTATGCGATATAGTTGTTTTAATTTTGAATTATTCAACAATTCAAAATCAATCCAATTTGGGATTGTTGTTTTAGATAAAACTTCTTTAAAAAGTTCATTGGTTTCATCCGATGTTTTTGTGTAATTAGCCATAAATTTCTTTTTTTTTGTTAATAATTAATTTTATGGCAAATATACGTTAAAACCACAAAAAATGCAACTAAAAATTAAAAACTTCTTTTATTTGTTTAATGGTTTCTTTAATGTCATCATCATTGTCTTCAACAAGAATTTCTTCAACCTCAACAATAAATTCTTTAAGGTTTCCCATCATTTCTATGGTGGCTTCATACTGATTGATTAATGCCGCATGTTTTGAATTTATAAAATCCTTACGTTTTAATTCTTCAATCTTTTTTTCGTAATCAGCATTTTTTTGTTTTACTTCTTCTTCGTCAACAACCTTCTTATTGCCCTCTAATTTGCTTTCAACTTCTTCCTGTAATTTATTCACATCACCACCACTACCCCCTATTTTCCTATCCGCTAATTTATCGATGTCATTAATTCTTTGTGCTGCTTCTGAATTAAACTCACCCTTTTCAAGTGATTCCTTTAAGTTTTTTAAAAAATCATTTTTACTCATAATTAATTTAGTTTTTCCATTTCAAACCCATTGAATTTTAAAACTTCGTGGGTATTGTTATATATTACTCTTTTGTCAAAATCGGTGACACCAAAGCTAATTAATTCACCATATTGGTCTTTAATATGAATTTCTTTAATATCAACAATGTCTTTAAATATTTTTGAATCTTCATTAAAATCTGCTGTTCTGTATTTAAGTGGTATGAAAAACTCAAACCTCCTAAATTCAAAACCAACTTTTTTAACGTGTAAATATTCGGTTAGTTGTTCGATTTTGTTAACACATTTTTCATTATCCCTATGTATTTTAATGGGAAATTTGTATTTTTTGGATGTGTTTTTTAGGTCGTTTACAATAAACCTTCCCTTTTCATCAGCCTCTACCACATCAAAAATACTTCCCAAACCAACCTCAATTTGTTTGTTATCAAAAATGTATATTAATTCAAAATTATCGTCATTGGTTCTTCTTTCTTTTATTTCGGCATCAATAACCTCTCCTAATGTTTTTCCTGCATATTTATGTTTTTCATCAAAAAATCCAAAGTGTTCATATCTTCTGCCATACCTATCCTTTTTTGCATACAACATACCGTGACTATCTGCTGAAACAGCTATTTTGTGTGGACTTGCTGTTCTAATGAACTTATCGGCTTTTTTCAGCAATTCATAATAATCTTGAACATACTTTTCATCTCTTTGTCCGGCATAAAACTTTTCAAGCAATTTATTATGATGTCTTCTTCTTTGAATTTGTTTTTGCTTTTCAAGAATATCATCCGAAGGTGGTTTCAGTATTGCAATTTCAGAGTTTCTTAATGCCACTGAAATGTAAATCATAAGCATTGTCATTTTTACCTGAAACCAAAAATACAAATACACTAAAAATTTTTTAATTTTTTTCATTTCACAATTTCCTTATAAATTTCTGCCCTTTTTTTTGTGACATTTGTTAAGTGATATTTTTCCGAAAAATCTCTATGTAAACCCTCACCAATTTTATTCCTTAAATCCGGGTCTAATATAAGTTTTTTTAGTTCTTTTTTCCAATATTTAAACGCATTTTTTTTATCTGGTATCAAAATACAGTTTTCCATATGCTCACCATCAACATTATATGGTATCACATCAGAACAAACCACAGGAATTCTTCTACTCCAACACTCAACTTGCTTAAGATTACTTTTCATATTATTAAACTTATTGTTTGAGAGCGGAGCAATTACTATATCCGTTTCATTTAAAACATTAGCATATCTATTTGCTTTTTGTGTCCACCTCCTGGCATAATTACCTTCATTGGGGTATTTTTCGTGTCTGTCAAAATTCATCAACCATTGTTTATAGTCTTCGTTGGTGATGATGTTGTGGTTGTTTGTGAGAATTTTTTCATACTCCCAATAAACAGATTCTTCAGAAGTAATGTCTCTTTTATTGACTTTAACGACCTTATCCCTGTATTTTTCTCTTAACTCGTCAGGAATTCCATAAATCAAATCAACATCACCTCTTGATTGGTTTATTGTTCTAATCATTTTTTTATCCCACAATCCCAATTCCTTCAATTCTTCAGCAAAATCCCAATTAAATTCTGTTTCTGTTGTGCTTCCTTCGGTGTCCCATCCCGCAATAATTATCTTGAATTTGTCTTTGAGTTCTCGGTCAGCATTTAACATATTTACAACCGTTCTTAATTGTTGAACATCACTCTTATGACTTGAACCCGCCATATAAGTAATTCTAACCCTGCCTTCTGGGTCTGGTTTCCAATTATTTTCAAATTGTTTCATCCAATCAGGATTGATTGAATTATGTAGAACAAAAACATTATCTTTCTTTGTAACCTTCCTTATTTCATAAGCAAAATGGTCGGTTGTTGTGGTTACATAATCAGCTTCTCTTAAATTAAAGACTATTTTTTTATGTAATTCTTTTTCAAGTGACATTAAATAATATGGGTGGGTTTTATCAAGATACCAATAGTCGTCAATATCCATAACCAAAACAACACCGGCTTCTTTAAGTTGCTTTCTCAATAAAGACATTTTTTTGTCATTTGGATGTAATTGACGGTGGTAGTGGATGATGTCAAACGATTTCAAGTATTCAATTGTATTTTCATCATCAAAATCGATTTTGTTGTTTATTTCAACATAAAAATCATTTTCAGCAATTCTCTCTAATTCCGTTGCAGGGGTAAGTGTTCTAAAATAATTAACACCAGCAGAATCTAAATTGTAAAATAAAACTCTTATACGGCCATCCTTTTCTTTTTTCATTTTTTCACTTTTATACTTTTTTATAATTTTTAATATTTATTTATAAATACGTATTTAAAGCGAAAATTCTGAAAAAAAACAGATTTTTTTTAAATTAATCCGTACTTTCTTCTTTTGTTTCACCACCACCTTCATTTTCAATAGACTCGGTAGCATCGTTTTTTTCTACTTCATCATCAACTTTCTTTTTTGGTGGTCTTCCAGGTCCTTTAGGTTTAGTTGCAGTTGTTTTTTTTGTAGTTTTTTTGGTTTCTTCCTTTTTTTTCATTTTTTTTGCGTCTTCAACTGCTTTTTCATAATGCAATTTACGTTTTAATAATTCAAGTTCATATTCTTTTGAATCGACTTCAACAATACTAATCAAACCCTGCAACCTCATTTTGTGTAATGTTATGGGGAGCGTTTTGGTTTTCATATATAGTTGTTGATTTGGCTTAAGCACAATGCTGTCCTTAACAAAACCAGTTATAAATTCAACATCCAAATCACTATTAAACCTAATCTCTCTTTTCCCTAAAGAATCTGTTACGTTTCTTATTTTAAAATATTTCATATTCTTATGTAATTAAATTAAATTTATTTTATGCCCTGTACTAGTGAATCACCGTATTTAATACCATCAAACCCCATTTTTCTTGCTTTCTCCGTAATACAACGATTTTTTATGTTGATGGGATCCACGCCATGTTTATTGGCAATTATTTCAAAATTAATGTATGGAAACCATATTTTTGCCAAAACATCTGTTGGTACTTGACCATCGAAAAATTGAATTCCCAACGTGCTTGTGTTTAACAAATTATCAAACTCAATTTCGTATTTATCATAACCAACCTCTGGGGTTAACGAAAAAAAATTTCCAATCACAGAATTTTCATTAATATCTTTGTTGCGATAACCAACAACACTTTCTTTATTTTTGGGTTTGTCTTTGTTTTCATCCAAAACCTCATCATTTAGTGATTCGATTTCCGATAACCAATCATCTTCAATTGGTTTATCTCTTTGAGGGTCATTTCTATCGTTAATATTTCTTGATTGCGTAACAATTTCTTCCACCCTTATTTGTTGTTTATATTCATATATGTCTTGTATTTTATTGAGTAACCTACAAGCATCTTTTGGTTTTAAAAATACTTTAATGTATTCAACCGGCCTCTCACTTGATAATGCGCTTACCCATGTATGATGTCCATCCAATATTGCATTGGTATCATCATCTTCACCCCCAACCCAAATCGGTTTTTGCTTTATGTGTTTGGCATCACAAAACGTAAAACCTTGTGATGGTTCCAAATCATCGGGGTCACACAAACCCTTTTTGTATTTAATTCCCTCTCTTTCCAATTCACTCACAACAATATCAAAAGGTGCTGACATTTGAGGTAAATGTGGTGGTTTATGTCGCATATCAATCATAATCAATTTTTTTATAAATACTTATAAAGTAATTTTATTTACCGTTTTGTAAATAGTGAACAATGGTTTCATTAACCAATGACTTAATCTTTATTTGATTCTCACTTAATTTCGTTGGCATACCATTACTGACGTGATAGATATTAAAATCAATCCCATCAGGTATTTCATCAACAATTGATTTATATGAAAGAATTTCTCTTTCGTAATTGTCGTCATACACATCAACTTGTTTTATGTTTGGATTGTTCATTATGTATTCCAAAACCTTTTCCCCCTTATTTCGACCATCAGATTTCATATCCAAAATGTCGACATCAAAACTAAGTTTCTTTAATATTCTTTCAATATATGGTCTAAGACTTTCAATTCTGGCAGTTAAAACAATAACATATGTTGTTGGGTTTGATAAATCTTTTTTAATGAGTTGCTTCATTTTTGGTATTGTTCTGAATTCGAAAACGTTCAAATCCAAACTTTCGGGTTTACTCCACCAACCAATGTGTGGATATTCTTCACCATAATATTCTTGCCAATCATCAATACCATATTCTGGATGTGGTGACTCCACCAAAGTAGAATCAAAATCATAAAAAGCTAATTTCCTCATAACAATACAACTACTACAATTTAAATGGTATTTCTTTTACATATCCAAAAACCATTAAAGGTCTTTTCATATCAACCCAATCTTTTAAATCGTTAGACATCTTTGATGACGCACCTGCTTTTTTATTGATGGCTATTGTTATGTGTGGGTATTCTTTTTCGGATTCAAATCCATCAACACCCGCAGCAAGTACCATATCATCCATTGCAAAAGAATTTACTTCCAACCTAACCTTCATTCCAACGTATTTTTCTAATTCAGGTTTTATTTCACCCAAATTAATGGTCATATGATCGGCAACAATTTCCCAATCTTTTGGTATAATTTTTTGGAATGCTTTTATTAGTCTGTCTTTGGATGAATCGTTAATAACCACCGCACTATACGATATAGGGGGTTTCGTTTTGGTTGGAGCATCCAATTCGGCTGTATCACCAACCATTTCACTAACATCTTTCATATTTTTTTTAATATATTCTAATAAATCCTCTTCGTTTAACGATTTTAAAACTAAATTATCAATATCGCCTTGGTTACACGCCTTTGATGTACCATCTCCCTTGCCACCTAATCTACAAGCATCTTTTACTTCAACAGATTTAGCACCAGACATCCAAGCCTTTTTTCTTTCATTTAAATTTTCAAAATATTCTTTGATTGTTGTAAAAATTAAATTATCAATATCGCCTTGATTACAAGCCTTTGATGTGCCATTCAAGCCACCAATCCTACATTCAGGTTTTACTTCAACCGCCTGTGAACCAGGTATCCACGCCTTTTTTCTTTCAGCCAACTCTTCTTCGGCATCAACAGCATCTTTTTCACCAGCATTTAAATATTTTTCAACACCAATTTCTTGAAAGTATGACATCCCATCTTCCAAATCATCATTATACATATCATATACACCGCCACTAGGTAATAAAAGAACCATTCTTTTTCTTGAATCCGAAGGTTCGTTGAAATTGTATACGATATTTACGTTTTTATTTTGTGAATATTCTTCCCATTCTCCAGTACCAATTTCGGTTGCAAAGCACCATTGAGTACCACAACCCAAATTTTTCATTGCGTCTGATGACTTCACACTCACAACTATAATTTCACCATCATCATACAATTTTCTTGCTTCATCGTGTTCGACCTCATAATTTATTTTATCTCTTAGTTCCTTAACACCACCTTCATGGTCTAAAAACAATATGTCTAATTTATCTATTTGTTCAGCGACTTTCTCAAACGTATCGTTTTTGCTCGAAAATATTTTTTTAAAAATCTTGCCTTGTTTTTCTGAACTCAAACGCTCAATATTATTTAATTGATGTTTTATTGTTGGTATATAATTATTCCTTAACGGACCGTAATTAAGTTCATCAGGTGTCCTTGGTTTACGAATATCTTCTTTTAAATTTCTGAGATAAACAGATGGAATTTTTTTTAAGAAATCAATTATTTCTTTTCTATACTTCAAACCAGTTGCCAACTCAATACCATATTCCAAATTTTCCTTACCTTCTATTGGTATAACATTTTTATTGTAATTACGCAATTCATTGTAATATTCATTCAACTGCTCTTTTATATGACTATCGTACTTATCAACATCCGTTCTTTCCAAATTTGGATTTGTAATTTGCATAAAAAAATCATATATTTTAGCAACATCATATGTATGGGCATCACCACCCGTTATTTCCAATACATTTTCTCTGTCTTGTTCGGTGAAATGTCCGGGTTTTACATATTCCTTATCCATTTTTTGGATGTTTTCATCCATAACATATTCATCAGCAGTTGCATCACTAACACGCTTATATTCCAAATCTTCTGGTATTACGTCAAACGCTTCTCCACCCCTTTTTTCATAATACGAACCATCACCAATACCGTAATCCGTACTATATGTTGCAGAACCACCTTCATTAACCCTTTCAACAACAGCCTTTAATTGTGGTCTGTCCAATACCCAAGAATTTTTCAAAAATTCTTGTAAATCAAGTAATTTTAAATAAAAATATTGGGGGTTATCTATTGTATTAACAATTGTATGTATATTGTTTACTGAATTGTGGTAGGCATCCAACAATTCAGGTATGTTTTCTTTGGTGCGTTCTTTTTCTAATACGGTGGAAATATCGTCTTTAAATTCCGTGACTTCATTAACCAACCCCAAACCATCACCAACACCATCTGGCACAAATGCTTTCATTCTATGTCGTACATCTTGTGATACATTTCCAATATCTGAAAGCCAATCGTTGTTTCCATATCCACCATATATTTCAAAAACTTTATAGGTTTGCCTTTTTTTTGGTGCGTAGTGTGTGTCAAACACTTCATCAGTTAAACCATAATCTGTTAGAACGATTGTGGGTTTTCCATCTCTAATAACCTCACCGTATGTTGATGGTCTTCCCATATCACCCGCAGACTGTGCGTAATCATCAGCAAATGATGTTAACTCCATAATGAATTCGTCCTCATACATCTCATCCACAAGCTCTTGTTCCATATGAAATATTGGTTTACCACCTTTTGATTGCTCGATGTAATTCATCATAAACCTACGAACACTATCTAAATCAAAACCAACCAATTCTTTAAACCTGCTGGGTGTTATTTTTTTTGCTTTTTCTGCCAACAACCACCAATCCTTATCGCTTGCATCAAACACTTTTGTTATGACGTCATCATATCTGCCAATCATACCAGCATCACTTTCAACATCATTTTGTGCAATACCTTTTGCGTTTCTAGCGAGTTTTAAAACTTTATCGTCATCAATTAAATATACGATTCTGCCGCTTCCCGACCCAATTCTTGTGAAATGTTTATCGGCCAAAGCAATACGACCTCTAAACGACTTAATTTCATCGAGTTGTTTTAGAAATTCTTTATAGTTCATATGTAATATATAATATAGTTCATTAATAATGATTTTTCAATAAAATAGTGTTAACTATATTATAAATACGGTAAAAAAAAGATGAGTTAGATATTATTCGGTTTTTTTCCTTTTTAAATCTTTTATGACTTCAATCACCGCCGCTTTCAATAAATCCTTATTTTCAAGCAAAGCCTTTTTAATTGTTTCAACAGCGTATGTTTCCAACATAACATTTTTAATACTGTTTTCAATTAATGGTGCATAATTTTTTGTCATATATTCATCAACTGTTTCGTGCAAATATCTTGTTTGCAAACCATCACCACCCCTACTTTGGGGTTGTTGTGTGTGATGAGGTAAACTACTTCCTTTTTGATTAAATTTTTCCATTTGTTCGGCAAGTGTTTGATTATTTGAACTCTCAAAATCCCTAAACATTTGCTCTTCCCTATTGTCATCAGAAAAATCTACAGTTCTAGCTTTTCTTCTGGTTGGTTCGGGTGTTGATTCATCTGCTTCATTAAAAATCGGTTTATCGCCCTTATTATATTTTTGATTGGAATGTTTTATCGATTCATTTTCAATTTTTTTAATACGATTAACCGCTTTTGTTGGCCTACCTGTTTTTCTGGATTCCAACAATTCGTTTAAGAAATTATCTGCGTTACCACCACTTTGCTGGCCTTTTTCTTCTCGTTTACGCCTCATTTCTTCTTTTAATATGTTAGGATCAAAATTTAATTTACTGCTCATAACTTTCAATGTTAATTATATTTTTTTATTGTTTTTTATAAATACTTGTAAAATTGAAAAAAGATAAATTATTTTCCTATTTCTCTTTCCAATTCACTTCTTTTTTGTTTGTGAAACCTATCATCTGGTCTTTTTGGTTGAACCATACTTAAGTATAATTCCCTTAAATTACCCACAATGTTTTCTTCTGGTACTCTATGTTTGGTTTTTTCGGTGACAACGTTCAAATCATCATTTTCATCATAATAAACAACATAATCCGATGGTCTTCTTTTCTTAACCTTTCTTACTAAATCATATAGTTCTTCAATATCTTTTTTTGTAACTTCCCTGTCTTTACCGCCTTTATATTTAACAACACTTGGGTCATCCAATTTGGATTTGTCTTTAACATCCACCCTTTTTTGTGTTTTTTCAACCGAAGCAATAATACCACCCACCATTTGTTTATCATTGGGATTATATAGTCTCGGCAACGGTTCGTTTCTAAAAGAACGACCTGTTGGATATACCGAAGTTATTTTGTCTACTCTAAATAATCTCCAACCCGGAACTTCTTTTCCATCGCTATAAAAATATTCATGGTCTTTTCTTCTTGTTCGAGACAAACCATAAAAACTATCGCTATTACCCTCGGTTTCCCAAGCCCTTAATACAGTATTTCCAGCACCTGTAGCACCTATTACATATGGTTTTATGATACGATAGCCCGTCATTATAGTATCATCTCCACTATAATAGATATACAAATACTTTCTGTTGTTGATTGCTTCAACAAAAGTACTTGTATTGGCATTTTCATTTAAAAAGCCTCTGATTTTATTCAAGAAAAATTTAACTTCCCTTAACATTTTTATGCGGTTTCGCTATTATATTGGTTGTTTGAATTGAATTTGTTTTTTGCCGTCAATTCACTTCTTTTATTGATGTCTGTAAGCGACCCCACAGAACTATTTAAACGACCTTTACCCCATTCATCACCATCTGATAATGCTCTTGAATGTCCGATGTTGTAATAATCGTTTTTGTCGTAAATATTTCTTGTAATATTCTTTTTTCTGAACTCCAAAGAACCGTCTAATAATCTACTCATTGTTTCGTACTTTTAAAATCTTTTAATTATTTACATATAAATACAAATCAATCATACTTTTTGATTGAAATTGAAATATAGTCTTTCAAATTTGGCACGGTATCCAAATATTTAATATCTGAATGTTTAAACCATCCATACTCAATATGTTCGTCATTTAATTGTATTTTATCGGGATGACCGGAATACGTACATAAAAAAATATATTCAATTATGTCATTTCTTTTTATTGAAAACTTTTTAATTACTTTATCCACATCGATTTTACATTCTTCCTTTATTTCACGTCTTAATGTTTCTTCAGAATCCTCACCACCCTCAATTGTACCGCCAACTAAAGCCCATTGGCCGTTTCCCCAACCATCTTTAACATAGTTTCTTTTCAACAATAAAATACGATTGTCACCATCAACAACAACCCCCAACGCAACGCTATCAACATCTTTTTTGGTATCTTCATCAAGCCTTGGTGTTTTTTGTGCTTTTACACCCAATCTATTTGGTAAATCAGCATCGTTTTTTATTTGTTTGGACCTAGTAACGGCATCTCTTTTTGCATTTAACGTAGATTCAACAAAACCTTTCATCTTATCTCCACCAGCAAGTTCATATTGAACTTGGTTTTGTTGTTGTGGATTAAATGTATCAAAAAAATTTTTTAACCTTTTCAGTGATTGATATGTGATAGTACCATTTTTCAATAAAAACTTGGCTCTTTTACTACCATCAACATCGGGATGGCTAACAAGATGTTTTTTTATGCGTTCTAAAACATCGTTGGGTATTTGAAAGGTTTTACCATACAATTCACTATTAGCCATTATACGTTTTTATTTTGTTTCAAGTAAGTTAATAAGGTCTTTTAGGTCGTCTTTTTTCATTTTATTTAACAAACCCGCAATTTTCTTTATTTCCTTATCGTTTAATTCATTATCATCCGTTTTATTTTCAATCCACTTTTTCTTTTTTTCCTTCATAATTGTGTCTTCAAACACCACTCCTTCATCAATACTCTTTTCAACGCCCTCAAGTGCTTTTTCGATATGTGGTTGTATTAGCTCCATAACACCAATCGCCATATTTTTACACCTTTCTTCGATTTCGTCAGGCAACTTATCAAAATTTTCTCTTGAAGCAACACGATAATGATTTTTTAGTTTACTAGGATTTTTATAATACATTTTCAATGTTTCGATATGTTTTTCATTAAAAAATTCCTGCAATTCACTAATTACTTCATTTTGAGCATCATCTTCCTTGCCCTCAAAAAACGGGAATAATGTAAAACCAAAACGACCCAACATATCATATCTGAATGGTTGTCTACTAATATTTGCATTATAGTCTGTTGTTTTTGGAGCATCCGATTCTCTATCTGTGCCATGTGTGGGAATTCTTTCCCTACCTATTAAGCTATTGTCTGCATTGACAATTTCATCTACTCTGCCAATTTTTTTTATTTCCATAATAAAGTTTTTTACATAAATACTGACAGATTATTAATCGTCAATGTCAAATTCAAGTGTATTTTCTTCTTCCCACATTTCAATGTATTCATTAAACATTTTTTCACCGCCATCAACGGCTTCATAAAATTCGGACATCGACATTTTTTCCGGTAATTTAAATTGTTTTTTAAATTCAACAAACAATTCAGATTTTTTCAAACCATCCGAAACCTCATCGTTTGTTTTAACATCCATATCGGGAGATTTCAAATCATCAATTTTTTTGTTCACAGAATGATTTTCCGCATCCAAATTCAGTTCGTAATCCGATTTGGGTATTTGGATATCCTCTCGAACAATCTTCACGTATTTACCCTTATTTTGACCCAGAGAATACTTATCGTAAAACTTATACAATATCAAATCACCCTTTTTTGTTTTATCGTTAACCGATTTAATTTCGGGTTTGCCTTGTTCACGCATTTTCTGGTTTAAATATTTGAGTGCGTGTTCATATATTTCAGTATGAACCCTACGTTCTTTACTTTCCTTAAAACCATCCCAAACAAGTTTGGGGTTGTAACCAAATGCATTCCAGAACCCCAATTCTTTTGGTTCCAAAAACATTGCTTCTTCAACAGAATCTTTATCAAATGATTGTAGTTTTAAATCTTCGTTTGTGAATTGATTTTTAACCAATTCAACGTGTTCGACACTTTTTCCGTATTTATTTTTCTTTTTCTTTCTAACTACTTCTGCCAAAATCTTTTCCGCAACTTCGGGCTTGAATCCCACCAAAATTGTTTTAACTCTTTCATTAAATGCACTAATATATTTATCAACGTTATATGAATCCTTCATATCAGGATTTTTTTGAATATCATCATTTCTTAAAAGTTTTGAGCAAAACATTGTTTTTTTGGTTTCAGGGTGTTTTATTTCCTTAACATCGCCGTGTGACTTTCTAAACCCAACATTGTAATAATAAATCGTGCTATCTAATTCGGGTTCTGGTGGCATATAATCGGTTACAACATTAAAAACCAAATTATTAATTTCTTCTTTTTCTTGGTCTGTTAAACTCTCATATTTATCTTCATTATTTAAATATTCAAGCAAATCCATTAAATCGTATTCACCTAATTTAAATGACTTTTCATTAAAATCATCGTTTTTTTGACGTAAAATTTCAATACCTTTTTCATAAAACAATTCACGAGCAACTCTTTCCCTGTCTTTTATAATCAACTGCATGTGTGCTTGTTTTGCTTTTGGTTTTCCGTTTTTATCTGTGCCACGATTTAAATAACCCTTAATAGTTGTTTTCATTTTACTTTTATTGGCAATCTTCTTCAAAGGTATGCGTTCATAAAACAAATCCTCAACATAATTGTAATAATACTCCACAAAACCAACTCCATCACCATTTAAAATCAACTCAAAAGCATTATCCAAAAATTCTTCAATGTATTCGGGCATTGTTTTTGATTTAATTGTATTACCCGTTAATTTAATGTCTGTTTTGTATTTACGTGTTTCTTTATCCAAGGTTTTTGACATTGTGGCATAGTTAATACGAGATAAGTTAAGACAACTTTCAGCAACACCATCATTACCCATTTCCATATGCGGTGGCCTCATTTCTTCGGCATTAAATTTATTAATCAATGCATCAATACCATTATCACCACCATAACTCCACATCTCATCAATACCACCTTTCTTATCACCAACATATGTTTCATTATCGGTTATGACAATATTTGTTTCTTTGGGCATTTGGAAGTTCACACCATCAGTAACCGCAAGCAATGGAACACAACCAAATTTCGGAAACCAATCAATGGCACGTCTCAATTCCAATCTCCCCAAACAAGTAATACGTGCCGCACAAATATTATCTGACCACTTAAACGATACATCTGAACCAAGACTACCAAACTGTGAGTTATTTAACACCTTAATAGGCGATTGTTTTACTTTTGCTCGACCACGATCTTTTTTGGTAATCATATCTTCATTGAACTTTTTAAACAAATCAGTGTCAATTAATTCAAAAAGAACTTCTTCAAGGTCATTTAATTTTATGTCTTTAGCAATCTTTTTATAAATGTTTCGGGTTGTGGTTAGATATGTCAACATCATTTTCATTACACCAGTAATGTCAAAAATCGGAAACACATCATCTGTCAACTGAAGTAACGGATAAAGTGAGTTATAGTCAATCTTCACAATGTCTTCACTATAACCCCTTTTAAAACACCTTGCCAAACCACCACTAAATTTCACCTTTTTATCGGGATGTGGTATTGCTAAATCGTGTTCATAACTCCAGGCAGTAAGCAACAACTCCCAAATTGCTGCAGTTCCCATCGTACATATTCTTTGATATGTTGTTGGAATTATTTTTGCCAACATAAATGATGTTTGATTATATAGTTCGTCTACTTGCTCTGTTTCCCACAAGTCATCAAGCAAATAATTTCTTAAAATTTCCCTACCACTAATGAAAATCACCCTATTTTTGGGTTTTGCGTGTTTCATAAACCAATCAACAAATTCTTTGCCTTGTTTGGTTTTCAACACCTTATTTCTTTTGGTTTTGTAAGTTTCTGCATCAATTTTTTGTTTATTACGTTCTTTAAACAAAGCATATAATATTTCACCAATTTCTTGCAGTGAATCCGGCAAACAAACATAATCATTGTCTTCATTAATCATATGTATTTTGTTTTCAACATACATTTTACCGATTTTACCTTCATCACCATCAATATATGTTCTATTGGGTTTTGCTATATTTTCAAACTTACATATGTATTTAAGTTTAGTATTTTTTAAATCAGTGTTAATTGCAGCCGTTTTTTTTGCTGCGTGCATAATATCAATTACTGACGTTCCCCAAATCTTTGTTGCGGTATACTTATCGGCAGTGTTACCATATTTCACCGACATATTTGGAATCCTTTTCATTGGAATTTTTTTATTGAAAGTCGTTTGTATTTTTTCCAAATCAAAATCCAATCTCTTGTTTGCCCTACCAATAAGATATTCGAAATCAAATTCTTCTGAGTTATATCCCGAAATAATTGCCGGTTGTAATTCCAAATACGTATCAATAAATTCCTTTATGATTTTTCTTTCAGATGCATCATCATCCAATTTATCGACTTCAATAACCTTTTCAAAGCCTCTATTGTCTCTAACACCAATTGCGAAAACTCTTGTTGATTCGTATCTCAAACCAGTTGTCTCGATGTCAAATGTTAATTTATGAATGTCATTATATTCTTCAATTCCCTTAAAAAGTCTAATACCTGTAGAAATAAAAAATTGTTCTTCATATTTGGGAGCATAAAAGTAATTGCGATTTGGGTAAATTATTCTGCCTTTTTCATCTCTTGCAACCCTACCATCTTCATCATATTTCTTTTCATATGGGTTGAATCCACCTTCCTTCAAAAAACTTATTATGGAATTATAGGATTTGGTTGATGTTAATTTATAACAATATCCATCGACCAATCTTTTATGGCCACCCGTTTTAAGTGGTTGAATATCAATCCCGAATTGATGCATTTTGCTTTTTTTCTGTTCGTCATTATATTCGGGATATAATTCAATACCAAACTTACTTAAGTTTTTCATATACATAAACGGTTCATATTCCACCTCAATAACCCTCTTTTTTTCTCCGGGTTTATGTATAAAACATTTGGCATAATTCACGTTTGGATCGGCTTCAACATTAACCAAATACTTAATATCGTCATTGTGGCCATCCAAAAATGACTTTATTTTCATTAATTCGTCAATGCGTTTTTTTAAATTCTTATCCATAATATTTTATTTAATTTTTGCAACTTTTAATACTTTCCTTTTTTTGTTAAATGAAAACGATTTGTTGTCAAATACAAACTTGTTTTCTTCAACTACTTTGGACGTGTTTTCCACAATAATACCACTAAACCACAAAGCACAAATAATATTGTCTGGTACAATTTTAACTAACGAACCATTATGTTGTGTTTTTATGTCAAATTCTAAAAACCTCATATCACTTTCGTTATATAACGAACCCTCCAACACATATAACATCATACTATATAGTTCTTGATGTGATTTTTTTGAGCTAAAATCGTAGCCCGACATCATCATATCTAAAAAGATGTCATTTACTGGATTTATATTCTTTTGGTATTTACTTCCCATGTCCTTTAAGTAGTTTTTTAACCAAATCACCGAACACCGAATTAACGGTTTGATTTGTATATTTTTCATTATCCATTACAACCGACAATTCTTCTCTTTTGTTTTCAATCAAACTATATGTATGTGTGTCAACAGTATTATCATAAACCAATGAATAGATGTTTACTGGCTGTTTTTGGCCTATTCGATGAAGTCTGTCGGAAACCTGATCAAACTCACCGGGTATAAATGGCAGGGTTAATAAAAATAATTTACTTGATTGTGTTAAAGTAAGTCCATAATTACAGGTTTGAATTGACCCCAAAAAAACTCTGATGTGACTACTTTTATCTTGAAATTTTTTAACAACTTCATTTCTTTCATCAACGGTTTGGTCACCAGTATGTAATGCAGCAACACCATCAAACATTTCATTCAAATCATATAAAGATTTTTTATATACATCAACAATAACAACTTTTTCATCGGTATTGTCTAAAATATCCGTAATTAAACCATATAGTGGTTTTGTTTTTATTTGTGATAGATATTGTCTTAACTCGCCCATTATTGATAAATGCCTTCCCGGAGACGAACCCATAATATCATCAACAACAGAATCCTCAATTGCACGATATTTTTTGTATTCGGCATCACTCATTTCCAACAAAACCCTTTGATATGTTTTTTCTGGAAGTTTGACATCCAAATCTGATTTTCTTTTTCTGTGTGTGTATGGTGCGATTTTATGAAATAATTCTTCAAATTTGGTATTTTCTTCATCAACCACATACCCCCAACCATTCATATAATCATATGTCATTCCACAGTAATAATTATAAAAGAATTCTTTTGTTGGAAAATCCAATGGCGATATTTCTTTCATTACGGTATAAAGTTCATATGCCCTGTTTGGTGCTGGCGTACCAGACAAAAACAACTTACTTGCTTTACTGTTTCTAAAAATTTTATCTTTGAATATCCTCACATAGTTCTTATATGTATTTGATTTGGTGTTTTTTATTCGATGACATTCATCCAAAACTAAAGAATCAATTACTTCAATCCCCAAGGACTTCCATTTCTCATCCATCTTTTCTTTCTTACCGGTATTGAAGAATTCGTAATTAACAATAATGTATTTTGATTCCTCTATTGTGTATTTGTTTTTCTTCCAACCAACAATATGTGCTTTACTATTCGTAAATTTTTCGACTTCACCAAAATAGTTAAATTTTAATGAATTTGGTGTTATAACAAAAACTTTTTCAAAACCATTCATTTCCACATATAGTATTGAACTAAGAGTATTGTGAGTTAATATACAGTGGTCGGTTACGTACAAATGGTCTTCCGAATCGATTAAAATACATTGTGCTTCTTTTTCTCCAACATAATTAACTTCTGTAATTGCACGATTAGGTGGATATTTGGTTGGTGCAACAAATGTTTCAATTTTTCTTTGAAGTTTAAATGGTGTAAACTCTGGTGGAAGTTTTATATTTATTCTCCAATATAACCTTCTCTCACTATTATAGTTAACCCATTTTTCACTAATCCTACCAATACCACCTAATGACTCTACGATAAACTGAACATCATTAATTAATTGTTTCGATACAAGAGTTAGTTCAACAATACTATCTTTTCTTGAATGTCCATCAGTATCTAATATCCCTTGTAGCATTTCAAGTCTTTGATATATAGAACCTAATTTATATTCATTTGGTATAAATTTATTATGAGAATTACAACCCTTTAAATTAAGTTTTTTTAATTCTTGATTTATTAAATTATTCCTACCATCAGCAGTTAAATAATAATCTTTATGTGATTCACCGTTAATAACTAAATTATGTTTCTCTGGTAATCTTATTTGAATCTCATTTAGAATTTGTTTATCAATACTTGAAAAACCTATACTATCTCTTACGGTTATACATCCATCACCCAATAAACAACCTAATACATATGGGTTAATTATTAAATTCTTTTCTTCTAATTCGATTGGTTTAACAATCGGTATGTACCACCTATTATTCCCATTTTCAAACTGTAAACCACTATCCATAATTTCACGAAGAGTTTTCGTCATGAAAGGATTTTTCCTCCAATTGCGAATATATGTATTTACATTCCAAAGATGTTCATCACATGACCTTGCAGATGTACCATCATTGAAACAAATTTCATAAATATCTTTCAGACCCTGTGGAAAAACACCTAAAACCTTTTTTGGTTTACCATCACTACCAATTACATAATCACCTTTTCGAATATCACCCATCCTAATCCAACCATTAGGTGTAAGTAATTTAGAATCAACATCCTGCGCTTTACCCAACCCCATTTCGTGAGATATTAAAGCATTTTTGACTTTATTAGCAAACAATGCTGCAGTTATTTGGTGTCTGTAAAGTCTAATTCCTGGTTTTAAGTAAGAATGTAGTTCATCAGAATATTTTTCATAATTCTTTTCAATATATTTTTTAAAATCAAGCCAATGTTTTTTGTCTTTAGCCAACTTCTCAATGGCTTGTTGTTTTTCCTTTTCTTTTTCTTTATGCTTGTTTAATAGTTCAATAAATGTTTGTCTATGTTCTTCAACTCCAAAATCAAAATGTATTTTTTTGGATTTACGATAAGACTGTAGTAATTCAAGCAACCCACCAATTTTAACCAACCAAAGTTTTTGTGAAGGCAAAAACTTCCTTTCGTCTTTAGGTAAATTACTTATTCTTGAAACTAATTGTTTATTATACGGAAAATCAAGATAATACCAAGTAGACCTTCCTTTCCTCGTACATAATACAATAAACACTTCATCATTAATCATAAAACGATGTTTTTGCAAATATAAGAAAAAAAAACTTGAATAGCAATTAAATTACAGTAGTTTTTGTAATTGAATCGGAAATAATTATTTGAAGGTCTTCATTAATAGGAAATTTTATTTTACCACAACCATTTTCACCTAAAAAATCAATAACAAATTCACCAATAAAATAACCGACTTCATTGGTTTCTCGTTTTTTAAATTTATAAACTAAATTGTGTTTGGGTTTACCAACATAAGCACGTTCAATTCTTTCATCAACAACTTCCAAATCTGCTGCAACATTGGCTATTCTAAAAAAACCTGTTTCAGCATTAACCATCGAAAAAGTAATGGCCACATTCTCAAACATCTCTTCAGTGATGTTGTAATATTCCATAACCTTTTCCGTAATTGGAATTCTTAATATTGGTAACGTACTTTTTTTTCTAATAAAAAAATTCATTCTTCTTTATTTTTTACCATATACTTTTCTCGATTTTGCTTTAAAGCATTTATCGATTTTTTCTTCATACCAACAATACCGTCAGCAGTAAACCCCATCATAAGTGCGGTGAATTCGTCAAGCTCCCTTCCCATCATTTCGTGAGAAAATCTAAATAATATATAAACTAATAATATAGATGCAATATATCTTCTTATATTATCGTAAATCCAAAACTTCCAACTAAATTTTTTGGGTGTGTTTTTTGATTCCCTATCCCTGTTTTCAACCTCTAAATAAGAAAAAAGAAACATTCCCATAAGAATAAAAATGGCATAACCGATCATCTCCCATTTGGTATAGCCACCTGTTAACATATCCCATAAAACATCAATTCCTTCCATAACCCATTAATTTAATAAAGTAAAAAGACCCAAAATAATCGTCATCACAATCCCCGTTAAAACCAAACCCTGAATCAACACTCTTTTTATTGTTTTTGCTGTTAATGTAACATCTTCCAGTTCCCTAATTCTTTGATTGTTGGGGCATCTGAGTATGTGATCTTTTTCACTTTTTTCCAAATTTTTTAATTTAGATTCGGCTTCGCTTAACCTGCCGTTAGTTCGTGTGGTTTGTTTTTCAATAGCATCTAGTTTATAATCAATTATATTAAATTGACTAGAAGTTCTGGTTTCTAAATTTTCGATTAAATCACCAACGGCGTCTTTAATTTCATTTTTTAGCTCGATTCTTTCTTCTGAAGAAATGCTCATAGTAGTTAGTAACCCTTTTATTTTAGTTATTCTATATTGTGAACTACCCATTTGCTAAAGACAAATGGGCTTCGTGCTTCATAGCAACTTGCTTACTGCTCCGAAGAGTTAGAAGTCTTACTGTCGCTCCACACGTGTACTCGCAAGTCCCTTACGATGTTTTAATGTCTTATACTGACAATGCAAATATAAATACTGAAAAAAATACAAAATCCACAAAAACATTGCCATAGTTATATGTATTATTCTTCAGTTACAGAAACTTCAAATATCTGACCATCAAATATTTCGTTAAGTGTGTTGGCTACGTGATGATATAAGTTTAATGGTGTGAGTGTATAATAGTCATCGTTAGATAATTGAATTTTAAACTCTCCAATTTTTTTATTCGTTCCAACAGAATCAAAACCATTTTCAAAAAATTCTCTACTTCTAAAAATTCTTGGTCTTACTCTAATATCTGAAGAACCAGCATAAAATTCACTATCAAACTTAACAACAGCACCAGCCTCAATTGTTGTTCCATCACTTGCTGTGATTCCACTTAATGTTATAATATCAACAATCATAATAATGTTTTTTTTTGTTCATACATAAATACTTTAGAAACTATAAACAAAGACTAAATACAAAAAAAAACCATACGAATATAACGTATGGTTTAAAAGATTTGGTTTTAAATCACTTATCTTTGTTTTTCAATAGAATCAACGATTTCGGCAAAATTAAAAATATCCAATGTATCAAACGGATATTGTTGAACTTGTCCACTAATATCGAATTGTTCTAAATAAGAAAACTTATTAAATTCTTTAGCATATTTCTTTTCAGGCAATACATTTATGTGTAAGTCTGGGTGTCCAATAATTTCTGGTTTGTTTGCAATCCACAATACCGTACTTTGGAGATTTAATGCTGCGGCAACGTGTTGTGAAAAACTATCCATAAAAACACGTTTTTTTGATAAAAGAAATACTGCATATAACTCTCTAAGGGGTAATGAAAGTGTTTCAATTCCCTTTATTTCGGGTTGGTCGGGTCTTCTAATATGTAAAATCCTATAGTCCTTACTGTAACGCTGAACAATTGCTTGAGCTATATGCATTGGCATATCTCTTGCCCAAGATTTTTTTGAATACTGTTTTGGACCACCACCATGTGTTTGCAACAACATAATTGGTTTTCCTTGATCTGGTTTAATTTTATCATAAGCAATTTCATACTCCCTTGGATTAATGTAAAGTACTGGTTTTTGACCTTCATACTCCACACCACACAAATTACACCACGCCTCAACAATGTGCTTTCTTTTTAAAATATAGTCTTCTGTGTTGTAGACATCGTGTTTAAATATCATCGTGTCTTCGTTAACGTAGTCATCAAAAAAATATTGTGCTTGACCGTGTAAATAAAACCTATGAATGTCGGGATTATGAAAAAATGGTCCATCCCAGGATGTTGTTACAATAATTTTTCTTTCAGGATATTTTTTCTTTAATGCATTAATTACGGGCAATGCCAATATCTGTTTACCATGACCACCCACCGAATCGAAAATAATGTACTTGTCTTTTTTTTCTTCCATAATAATAAATTTTTATATTTTTTTATAAATACTGAAAAAAACGAAAAAAACAAAAAAAAAGACGAGAAATTTCCCGTCTTTTTTGTAATTGAAAATATTATAATTCATTAGTTAACGAACGACAATACGAACCACGCAGTAC